ATGTCTGCCAAGATCTATCGTCCAGCCAAGACCGCCATGCAGTCCGGCAAGGCCAAGACCCATCTTTGGGTGCTTGAATACGATCAGGAGTCGGCGCGCAAGATCGATCCGATCATGGGCTATACCTCGTCGGGCGATATGCGCCAGCAGGTGAAGCTCACCTTCGAAACGCAGGAACTCGCCGAAGCCTATGCCCAGCGCAACGGCATCGAATACCGCGTCATCGCACCGAAGGATCCGGTCCGCCAGGTTGTCGCCTATCCCGACAATTTCCGCTATACCCGCACGCAGCCCTGGACGCACTGAGATTTCTCGTCCAGATATGCCGCATCCGGTCGCGCTCGTGAGACGCGGCCAACAGACGGCCCCTTAGCTCAGCTGGATAGAGCACCTGCCTTCTAAGCAGGTTGTCGCAGGTTCGATTCCTGCAGGGGTCGCCAACGTTTTCAAATGGTTACTAAGCATTTTCAGGCCGCGATTAGAGCCCGTTTACAGCATTTTCGGCACCGTTTACTTTTTCTGTTTCCGCGATGTTCTTTCCATCCTCAGAATGACGGCATCGCTGGTCTGCTGATCGGTCGCCAGATAGTGCTTCTCCAGCACGCGCCCGACCTCTGCAATCGAGTGCCCGGTTATCGACGCGATCTGTTCCGTCGTCGATCCTTCCCGCCGGCGATCGGTGATGAAGGTTCCCCGTAAGTCGTGATACGTCACGCCCTCGATGCCCAGCCGATCGCACTCCTTCCCCCACGAAGTCTTGAATCCACTCTTCGACCACGGCCGGCCGCGCGAGTTGTTGAGAATTCGCAATGTGTCTGTCGGAAGGGCGTCGAGAATAGCTTTTAGAGTGCTGTGAACCTTCACCCGAACTCGCTTCTTCGGCTTGCCCGGCTTTGATTTTCCCTGCTCGAACATCAGGTGCGTGCCGTCATATTGCTTCCAGGTGGCGAGCAGCATGTCGGCTTGGCGCTGTCCGGTGTGGATCGCCATCTCGAATGCGTGGAGCAGGTGAGGTTTGGCCTTCGCTCGGAAGAGGGCGATCAGCTCTGGTGTCCAGACATTTTCCTTGCGGGATCCTGTATAGAGCCGCTCGATCCCGGTGCAGGGGTTCTTCTCTATGATCTCCTCGTCGATCCCATAGGTATAGACGCGAGACAAGGAAAACAGCATTTGGTCGGCCGTGCGGGGGTGATCTGCAAAGGTGTGGTGCCACTTGCGGATCATCGCCTTCATGCCGCGCTGCTGGGTGAGCTTCAGCGCCAACCGGGGCCATTCCTTACGGATTGCCTTGAAGGCGTGCCGGTGGCTCTCTTGGGTCTTCTCCGCCAGCGCCAAAAAGGCTGGGCTGTTCTCGAATGCGTCTATCAGGTTGTCTAGCGTCTTGACCTCGGCGGGGGCACTTTCGGCTTTATGCTTCAGCAGCTCGGCCGCAAAGGCTTCGGTATTCGGCGCCGATTCCATCTTCGGGCCGCCACGCCACGCGTAGTAGTGCTCGCGGATCTCCCCGTTTGCCAAGCGGCGCTTGACCTTATGGACGCCTTTGAATTTCACGAGCACGTTCCTGGTCTCTCCACGCCTGCCAATCGGCCAATGACGTGAAGTCTTCGGGTTTCATGTCAACCCTCTGCTGCTTGTGATTATCGGGAATATCGGGGGAAACCCGGATTATTTTCCCGTCGATCTCGATCTCGACGCGCACGCCCTCCGCCTTGGCGATCTCGGCCATGCGCTTCAGATCCGACCGGCGGACGAGGGCTGACGCTGTCATTTACCCCTCCTTCTGCTGGGCGGACGGCGCGAACAGCGCTCGGTATCCGGGCATGATCTTGGTTGCGGTCTTCTCGGAGCGAGCGGGTTTGGGGAAGCCGGCGGATTTGATCTTCTGCTTGGGAGCCTTCAGGCCGAGGTATCGACCTTCGACCCGTTTCGCCTTAGCGATGACGCCTACATCCTCTACCGTCTTCGGCTTATGGCAGCACTCGACGCCGAGGAGCTTCCCGTCGTCGGCCATCAGCTTGCGGGACTTGTCGACCTGCAGGGCGTCGGGGATGGTGTGGTCGACGTGATAGGGCTTGGCGCCAAGCACCAGCCCGCATCCTTCGCAGCAGATGCCGTGCTTCGGATGAAGGGCGCGCTTGACGATCTGGGCGTAAACCGCCTTCGTGAACTCGCGGCGGCTCATTCAGCGCCTCCGCTCATGAAGCAATCGTTGCAGATCAGGCCGCCGCGAATGTGCTCCCCGCTGAGTTCCTGCGGGAATTTATAGCGGCCGCACTTCGGGCACTTCGCCTGGCGAAGTCCGGCGCGAAGCTGGACGCGAGCCCATTCGTGCCACTCGAGATAGCCGGTTGGCGCCGGATCGCCGCCGCGATAGGTCGGGATGATGTGGAGGTGGATCATTCGGCACCTCCCTTGCGCGCGATCGGCCAAATGGTGACGGTTTCGCCGTGCTCAAGCGCTTCCCGTACAAGCCATACGATTTCCTCATCGGTCTCGAACGGCACGTGGGTTCGGCAGAGGTGGCCGTCCGCATCGCGGGTTTCCGCCTGCCATCCTGCCTTGCGCACTTCGGCGCTCGCCTGGAGATTGACCGGATTCGGGTGCTTCATGCTCGCCTCCCGAACCAAGGCATAAACCGGCCGATCATCGACTTGCGCGTCGGCTTCGTCGCCGCCTCGGCTGCTTCAAGCTCTCTCTTGAGCTGCTCGACGACAGCGTTCCGGCGATCGATGAAGGCGATGGTGCTGGGCCGGGCAGCAGGATGCTTGCGAAGATATTCCTGCGCGGTTCTCATGCTGCCTCCCTCGCATATTCGCGGATGGCACCGGCGACCTTCCGGTTGATGTCAGGTTCGAGCTTGAAGAAGCTCAGCTGCCCCCGGCACGGGATAAGCGGAAGCGGGAAGGCATCGCGCAGGACGAAGCCGAATTTGCCGAAGAACCACTGGCTGTCCATCTCGCGCACGCAATCGACGATGCGGGCCATGCCGACGACGCCACCGCGCGGCATTGCCATCTGGTGATCGTCGTCCTTGTCGATCTCAGACTTGGAGACGCCCGCATGCACGATGAACCACCCGCGCCCCTTCGTCGGCCAGTCGCGGTTCTCGACGTCCTTGCCGTCATGAAAAATATGGTGCGGGTACGGCTGCTTGATGCTGAGAGACTTAATCTCTCCGGCAGCCACGCGATCGGCCAGCATATGAAAGTCGATCATGCTGCTCTCCTTGCCAAGGTGAAGGGGAGGCGACCGGACAGCACCCACATGTGATACATGTCGGCCTCGTCGATCAGTTCCGACGCAGGCGGCATGACCTGGATGGCCGTGGCCTCTTCCCCGCATATTTCGTTTTTGATGCGCTGCATGTCGCGCCACGGCGGCTCAAGCTGCGAGGCGGTGCGGATGGCGAGGTGAATGACCTCGTTGCCCTGCTCGTCGACGAACGGGCGGACCAGCACGACATAGAGGTTGTTGGCCCGGACGCTGCGGACTTCCTTGTTCCAGCCCTTGCCGCCGGGAATGCCGTCGGGCAGGTCGGTGATGCGCCAGAGACCCCAGTCACCTTTCAGGCCTCGGCGCTCGAAAGAGCGGGCGGCGCGGCGTTGCTGACGGGTGCTCATGCCGGCAACCCCGCAAGATACTCTTGGGCGGCGGCAAGCTCGGCCTCGTATCGCGGGCGATCGATGACCACGATACGCTGCGTGTCGATAAAATAGCTTTTCAGCTGGGATTGCTTGGCGGACCACGCCGTCCAGAAATCCCAAAGCTCCTTCGCATCGACCAGCCAGTCGCGGGCGCTTTCGTGGTGGTTGTCGGCAAGATAGTTGTCGAGCACTTCCTCAAGGTCGAAATCGAATCCGTCTTCGCGGCAGCAGAAGGCCCACGCCGGAAGCTGCGACGGGATCTCGTCATCCGGCACGCCGCCCCACGAAAGCCTATCGGCATGCTTTTCCAGGAGCTCAGCCACGTCCTGGGCGTAATCATCCTCGTCGCCGGTCGTCGTCACCCATCCGTCGTAGTTTTCGACGACCTCCGCACGAACGAGGCGAGAGGCCTCCATCCGCTTGCGGCCGGTTTCCTTATACTCCGGCGTATCCATCTCCATGGCCTTCGCGGCCCATTCCTCGGAGTTGAAGACGCGCTTTCCATCGGCGGTCGCCCAGAGGTTCGGATTGCGGGCGTCCTTCTTCAGGCGGAGCGGGACCGGCTTCCGCGGATCGTGCTTCCTGGTGATCTTGACGGAAACGAACTGGCAGTTGGCATCGATCTCGTTCATGCGGCCACCTCTGGAAAATCGTCATGCGTCACGCCATCAAGAAGACGGCCGGAGCGCTTCTTCCCGACCTTGATCATGGCTTTGCCGCTGATGAATTGTTGCTTCTCCCGAATTGAATTCGGCAGATCGTTCCAAGCCATCCCGATATGGTCGAAGTCCAAAAACTCGCCATTCTGCTTATGGTGATAGACAGCACCGCAGGCCGCCGCTTGATCACGAAGGCTTCGAAACCAGTCCGGATGCGTCGGTCGCGCCTTATGGTCGCCCTGATCAGTTTCGCCCCCGGTGATCACCCAGTCGGGCATGAAGACGGGAGGCACGATGATGTCGCTGATCAGCGGCTCGAATGATCCGAACGTAAATAGCGGCGACAACTCGACCTTGGCGACTTGAAGCGCCGGCAGGTTTTTGTCGGCGCGCGGCTGATCCTCGCATGTTGCGCCGAGCGCGACGTTCTCTGGCAGTCCGCCGGCCGCATCGGCCATCTTCACGATGTTCTGCGGACGCTTGGTGAGCAGCAGATAGACGAGGAGGGGCGTCTTCCGCATGACCTCGAAGGCATCGGCGCGCCACTGCGGTTCCCACTGGTTATCGAAGACGTCAGCCAATGAGGCGCAGAACACGAACGGCCGATCGCCATCCTTTTCGGCTTGGCGCTGCCATTTGAAGGGCATTGCCCACGTTGAGGCAGATGTCTTGACGCGAGTGCCGGTTCCTTGCCCAGGAGCGCCCCACTCGACCTTGTGATAGCGCTTGTCCATCATCGCCTCGGCATAGCATCCGTCGCACGCCGGCGAGACCTTTGAGCATCCTATGACGGGGTTCCAAGTGTGGCGCGTCCATGAGATCGCAGAGTTCTCAGCCATCAGGCACCTGCCATTTCGTGAGCGAAGGCCAAGAGCGCCGGCTGAAAAGCAAGCTCTCTTAACTTCGCGCAGTTTTCGGGATTGTTGCGAATGACCGGGCCGGTATCGCCATCGATCATCCCATGATCCGGCGCGACAGCCATCGGCTCGACAAGCGATCGCAAGATGGGAAATCGGATCAGGATGATCCCTTCGACGGTCGTGTAGTAGCTGCCGCCCTTCATGACATCGTCTTCGGTATAGTCTCCTGCCCACGCGAGCGGATAAGCATAGTTGGCGTTATTCGGCCGCCAGAAGGTTACGTATGGACGCCAGTTCCATTCGGTGCGCAGGTCGCAGATAAGGAAGGGACCGGTCATGCTGACATCCTTCGGAAGTCCGAGATCGCTTCCTCGATCGTTGGATGGCGCTCGTGCATTTGCCCCGATCGCTTTTGGCGCGGCCACATTCTCAGCATCAGCATGCGGGGACCGCTAGGCGATACTTCAAGTCGGATGCAGTTGTCGTGAGCACCGACGACGAGGCGGGTGAGTTGATCAAAATCGAACGTTGCCAAGCCAGAAGCTCGGACGCTGACCTTGAACATGGGCCAACCGCCGCCGCCCAATTTCATACGGCTCCATGTCGTTGGCACATTCCACGGGCCACACCGAAAAGCGCGGCAGATGATCTCGATCGAGACCCGGTGAAAGTCGGTTAGACCAGACTGCGGGATTCCAGACCACCGCGAGCAATGCTCCGGGCCCATGTCACGTGGCACGAACAGTTCAAGAGCTTCGCTCATGCCGCACCGCCTTCCGATCCGAACGACTTCGCATAGTCCGTCGCCATCGCCGCCAAAACGGCGCGATCTTCGTCCGACAGCTTCAGGATGAAGATATCGAAGTTGTGGTTGAACCGCTTCCAGCGGTCGTCGCCGGACTTGCCAGTCTGGATAAGGCCTTTGGCTTCCAGCATCGACCGATCGGTGTTGGTGAAGAAGTAGGCCAGCTCCTTGAGCATGTCGGCGGTAAAGGTTGTCACGCTGCATCCTCCCCATACTTCACGCCGCAGAACGGGCAGAAGGAGGCAAACACGCCGGTGGCCTTCGCCTTGCCGCGACCGGTTTCTATCTGTTCGGTGACGATCATCAGACGGTCAGGAGACTTTTCCTCGCCCTTGAACCGAAGGATGATCGGGATCATCAGCCGAGTGTTCCGCTCGGCAAGCTTTTCATTGACGGTTTGGATGCAGGTGCACGTCATGCTGCACCTCCGGCCTCTGCCTCGCACTGGCGAGCGATAACCCCTGCCTCTACGGCCGCCTTAGCGGCAAGAGACGGAAGGATGGCGCGCAAAGCCTCAAGCTCGCACGAAATCGCTCGGAGGCGGTCGCGCATCGCCGCTTCAGCCTTCGCCTGATATTCAGCAGTGAGACGCTTATGCATCTCCAATGCTATTGCCTCAGATTCCGGTTCCGGCTTGCCATAACCGTTGTCTGCCGTGACCCGGATGCGCTGCGCTGCCCATGACATTTTGAACGGCATGTATCTGGCTTCGCCGATGCCGTGGTAATTGGTTTCCGTGCTCGACAGATTTGCTATTTTCGAGACGACGTTCGCGAGTTCGGAAATGGCGCTCATGCCGCCAACTCCTTCGCGCTGTCGACGAAGTGCTCGCGGTAGGTGCGATCGAACACCGCCTGGAACTGCGCTGCTACGCTGTCCGACATTTCGACATCGAAAAAGCTGGCGGCGAGGCTGGCATGCATCTGGATCATGTAGGCGGCCATGCCGATGAGTATGTGGTTGACGTTCGCCTCGGGGCGGTGGATCTCCGCGTTGACAAAATCCGTCAGCTCGTCATGAACTTTCGAGACCGAAAGGCGGGCGATGAAATCGGTGATCGGGTCGCCGCAGGTCAGAGCGTCCTCGTCGGACAGGCTGCCGGGCAATAGGCGTTTGTTCTCGGTCATGCTGCTCTCCAATCGTTCGCGCCTTCATGGAAACCGCCACGGATCGTCTCTGTGAGATGGATTCCGTTCGTGTCGCAGAAGGCGATTGCATAGGTGATGAGGCTGGCGGCGCGGCCGACCGACATGCGGGCGGTGCTTTCGCGAATGTTGACGAACTCATTTTCGAGACCGGGAATGATCTCGACTTCCCCTGCCGTCGCCACGGTGTGCCCGGAGACCAGCAGCACCTTCCAAGCTTCAGCATCCCGGCGCTTGCCTGCCCACGTCATCCGTGAGTTGGCAATATCGGTGCAGATGGCGTGAAACTTGGCGTTCTGATCAAGGCTGCGCGTCGCCGGACCGACCGTGACCGCGCTTCCTTCCGGTGCGGACCGCAATGCTTCGAGAGCGTTATTGCGCACTTGGTCATTGATGAGGATGAAACGTTGTTTCTTCTGGCTCATGGCCAGCCCGCCATCAGCATATCGGCTGCCTCATCAGCAACCGGCGGATCGTAACGGCGGCGCAAGTCGATCACGGCTGCGCGGACCTCGTTGAGGAACGCCACCACTTCGCGTTCCAGATCGGCAATCATGACATCGTCCCGATCGACCCGCTGGCAGAAGAACCGCATGGATTCCGGCATGCGCGGATCGTAGGACACGAAATCGCACCACTTCCGGCCCGTGCACGCCATCTGCCACTGCATCTGCGTGATGTATTTGCCCGGAACCGAGCCACCCCGGAGAGTTTCAATGTGCGTGGCGGTGTTCGGGCACTTGATCTCGACGAGGCCGTTTTCTCCGACAAGGCCGTCAGGTGACGCGCCGGAATCCCCGATCGTCGGGTGAGGGACGAAAGCAATCTGCTCGACAGAAGCCACGCGGTTGAACTCGTAGGCCGATCGAGCTTCCGGCTCGGTCTCGGTTCCCCACCGCATCGCGTCGTTGATAAAGCCTTCGGTCGGCAGGCCGGTCAGGCGCTCGGTGATGAGCTGCGCGGCATAGTTGGCGCGCGTCGCGGCATAGCCGGTCTTGGTCTTGGCGATGACATCGGCAACCTTGGACGCGGTGACCTTGCCAATCCGGATCGCATGCCACTCGGGCGTTCCCTGAACAATGTTATCCATTTGCTTTCTCCTTGACGCGATCGGCAATGACGGCGATGCGGCGGCGCAGAGAGCCGACGACCTCGGTGAACTTCGAAGACGGAATGTCGGGGATGGCTTCAACCTTCCAGTGGTTGCAGAACTGGTCGATCTCAAGCTCGGCCTTGGCGACAAGGTCGCGGATGACGGAAACCTGCGCCTCGGTGATCGGATCGTCAGCCTTGGCCGGAGGCGCGTTGCCATCCTTGTCATCGAAAAAGGCGAGATCGAGCGCGCTGGCCTTAAGGTAGCGGCGGGCGTAGGTTTGAGTGCTGCCCTTGGCCTGAATTGCGGTCTTGTTGACCGTGCCGCCGGAACCGGTGTTGTCGAGAGGGAAATCGTCTTCGTAGACCTTCTCGTGACCACCGGAATGCCCGATTGTAAGTTGCATGCGGATATGGCCGGTCAGATCGCAATGGATAGGCGCGGACGTCGTCGAGAAGCCATGCTTGGTCAGGATCGGCGTTACAACGCGCTCGATATCCGCAAGATCGGCGTATTTCGACTTGGTGTGCTTGTTGTCGTTGGTCCGGAAGATCGGGCCGATCTCCGCTTGGACTGCCGAGAAAGCAGAGAGCCATTCGCGTCGGGCCGCTTCAATGCGATCCTCGCGCGCCATCTCGCGGCTGCGATCCTCCATGCGCTCTTTCATCGCCAGCATCTTTTCGAGCCGGTCGATCGGGATATTCGGATCCATGGCGATGCGCTCGATCATGGCGACCATTGGCGCATCATTTGCCGGAACGAGCCTGGCATCCTCGTGCTGTACGATTTCCTGCTTTGCTACAGCGCTCACTGGCGTTCTCCTCAATAGGTGAAGGTGACGTTGGGGATCAGGCCGCTCACCATGTGCGCGACGATCTTCTTTGCTTGGTCGGTGTCGATACCGGCGCAAGCGACAAGGGAGGTGACAACAGAGTTGTTGACGGTCCGACGGTGTTCGATATCCGCCTCGCGGCGCTGCTGTTCGGCAAGCTGGGCCGATTGCTCATCGGCGATCCGCTGGCGCTCGGCGGCCGTGGCGCGCTCGGCGGCCGCATTCGCCTCGGCAATCTCGCGCTCGGCACGCTCCTTGGCCTCAGCGGCTTCACGCTCGGCGGATGCTACCCGCTCGGCAGCATCACGTTCGGCTTGTGTCGCTGCGTCCGCTGCCGCCTTGGCAAGATCGGCTTTCCGCTGCTCTTCGGCCTGACGTTCACGCTCAATGCGCTCTTCTTCAGCGCGTGCGGCCTCTTCGGTAGCCCGCCGCTCGGCATCCTGCCGGTCGCGTTCCGCCTGAGCGGTGCGCAGAGCAGCAAGCTCGGCAGCATCAGCTTCCTGCTTTTCAGCGATGGAGATCAGCCGATCGAGGGCGGTGAGCGCATCCTGCTTAGCCAGGTCGGCGCGGTCCTGAAATTCTTCCCAAGACGCATCGACGACCGTCTCGTCGACCCTGACGCGTATCTCCTTCAGATCGTCGGAGGCGAGGCCAAGCGGCGTGCTGATGAACGAAAGCAGGGCATCGAGCGCGGACTGGTGCTTTTCGACGCGCGCTTCCTCAGCCTTTTCCCAGTCGGTCAGCGGCTGCCGGAACTTCGTCTGCAGGGCGACCAGGCGCTCTTCGATCTTGTTTCGGGTGGCATCCACCTTCTTCTTGTTCAGGCGCCATTCCTCGGTCAGGGCAAAACCCTGCTTGTCGAGCGCGACCTTGGTCTTTGCGATCTTGTGGGCGAGGGACTTGATCGCGTCCCGTCCAGCCTTGGTCGAGACGTCGGGAACGTGCTCGTTTACCTTCCTCAGGATCGCGTCATAGAGTTTGTCGAATTCCTTCTCGTCGGTGAATGTCGCTACATTCGGGACCGACGGCAGGGAAATGATAAGATCGGTGGAGACGGCTTGATCAGCCATGGGGAATGCTCTCCTGGTTGACGAGTGCGCGCTCCTTGAGGCTCTGCTCAGTCGGCGCGATAGCGATGAAAGTGAGGACGCCGAAGGCGGCCATGGCGAAGATGAGGGTGATCGCCTTGTTGACCGCGTCGGTAAGGCGGACGTGCTCTTCGAAGACAGGGGCGACGCGGCGGTTGATGTCGGCCAAACGGGCTTGGATGTCGGTCATGGTCATCATTGTCCCAACAGCCAAGCGTCGTCGGTCCGCTCACCCATGGCGATTGCCAAGCTGGCAGCGACGGCGCGATCTGCGAATGACGGTTCCTGCTCTTCGCGAAGGTCAATGGCGGAAACGGCGCGGTAGATGCTGACACGGTGGCCGCTGTGCTTGCTGTTGATGTGCATCCGCACGGCGTTATCGGTCGCGAAGAAATTCTTGCACTTGCCGCACAGGAAGTTCATTTGGGTATTAACTTTTCCCATTTTCGTCGGCCCTCACGCGTAGATCTGATCGGAGTCGGTGACGCCCATCTGCTCGCGGGCATAGGCGGCGTAGCGCGATGCCCAGTGCTGGTGGCCGGCGATGCGATCTTTGATGGCGACGACAATCGCCGGGTGAACGCTGATCCCGTAGCGAACATTGCCAGCCTCTTCGGCGGCGTTGAGCTGGTGCAGCGCGGCGAGACGTTCAGCCTTGTTACGCATAGAGCTGATCCTCATCACGGATGTTCATGATCTCGCGGGCGTAGCGGTACCGCTCCGAACGAGCCGCCGTCGCGCCACGCAGCCAGGATGGGCCGCGCCACATGTTGCTTGCGATGAAAGGAGCTGCGAGGCGGGCGTGAGACTGAGCCTCGATCGCCATGTATGCGTTGCAGTCGGCGATGGTGCGGGCTGCGTTCCAGCGAGCGTCGCGCTTGCTCTGCTCAGTCTCGATGTTGCGAGAAACGAACATTGTCAGACTCCTCTCGACTGCATTCTTGAGATTGTGCTCTGATCGACGCCAAATTTGGCAGCGGTGACGCTTTGGGGCTCTTTGCCTCTGACCAATCTGATTTGCTCGCGCTGGGCGTTTGTCAGCTTCGAAATGCCGTTGCGCTCGCCGTGGTTGGACGTGCCGTGCATTTCGCGATCAAACTGATTTTCGGAAGGGCTGGCCCAGCGAAGGTGCCTTGGGTTAACGCAGCCAAGATGACCATTACCGCACGAGTGAGCCGCATGGAGCTTCGCGGAAGACGGTTCGCCGTGAGCGAGAAAGCAAACATATCTGTTTGCTGCCCACGTTTTACCGTCCACTTTGACGGCGCCGTAGCCGCCATGCCCAAATGGCCAAAGTATGCACTCGTCGGTGTCATCCCTCTTCGAGACTTCGACGGCGAAACGCTGCGCCTCTCCCCACATGGCGTAGACGCCGGCTGGCGATCCGTTCCTGAGTAGGCGGTGGTAATGTCTGGAGCAGTATTCCCGGCGCCATGAGGGCCGATCGCAATCTTCGATTTTACAAACGGGCTGCATTCCATCCTCGCGCCGTGGCGTTTCGTTGATGGCTGTAATATGCGTTATGCATTCTTCTTCGTCAAGCATAAAAAATGCGAAATGCATTTATTTGCATGGGGAGTGCACCCGAAAGAAATTCCGCAATCTCATCCGACGGTTAGAGGAAAGCGGGCGCAGAGCGAAAAAACCGACTCGACTTCCGCGTGAAGATTTGCTTTTTAAAGCAGAACAAAAATAGAACAGACAGGAGAGAGAAATGTTGCGTACTGCTCCCGTTGACCACCCGGACGCCATGCGATTGGTGGTTGAGCTTTCGAGCCTATATGTCGCCTGTGATGACTGCGGGCATGCGCGCACGCTGGGGCTATCGAACCTGCGGAGCGCAGCCGATCTCGGTGTTCATAATTACATGCAATTGTGCCGGAAAATTCGGTGCAGCGAATGCCCAAAGACGCCGCCGGCACTGCGAAATCTGACCATCCGGCCAAGGTGGATCGAGCCGATTATGCTTCAGACGGTGGCGTGAAAAACGATCTTATGTACTGAAAACACTTTGTCTGTTTCGAATTCCAGCTCGTTTCGCTCGCCTTCATCCGGGTTGTGCTGCCAGAGCCTGGTCGCCTTTGCGGACTTCGAGATGAAGCGCTTGATGTAGCTCTCGCGGCCGTTCTCTTCATCGGTGATGATCTGCACTACAACATCGTCGCCCTGGCGAACTGGCTCGTGCGGATTCAGCCACACGGTCTCGCCCGCATAATAGCGCGGCTCCATGCTCGTCCCATAGACGCGGACCGCATAGGCACCCTCAACTCCTTCAAGCATCGGCGGCGTAAAGACGCGACCGACTTCCGTGCCGTTGAGCACGAACCGGCCATTAGGTCCTGCCACAGTCTGCCCGAGCAACGGTAGCGACTGATCGCCAGGGAAGGCCTGATATCGGGGCGGGAAACTGGCGTTCGGCTTTGTTGTCTTTGACCCGCTCTTGATCTGAATATGGGTCGGTCCTTCAGGACTATTGATCGTAAGGTCGTCGACCATCGGCCCGTCGCCTTTCGCGCGCATCAGCCAGTCGAGCGATATTTTGTATCGACGCGCATAAAGATCGGCTTCGCGGACAATGCCGCGCGTTCCGTTCTCGTGTTGCGAGTAGGTCGGGTAGGGAACGCCGAGGGATTCCGCAGCTGCCTTTGCGGTTTTGAAGCCCGCGGCCAACCTTGCAGCCTTCAGGCGCTGTCCGATCTCAATGTCATCTGCCATAGGCACGTTTTATCCAAAAGAAAAATGCATTTGGCATTGACTTAAAAGAATGCGTAAGGCATTTAATATGCATGATGCGCGAACAGACCCCCACCAAAGACCATATTGCCAACGCGATGCAGACCTTGGGCCTAAACCAGCCGCGGTTCGCCGACGAGCTGGGTGTTGACCAAGGCACAGTATCGAAGTGGATCAACGGCAAGGCTAATCCTTCAGGTCCGGTCCTGAAGCTTATTGAGCGGATGCTCAAGGAGCACGCAGCATGACCGCCGAAGCCCAGACCATTCCCGATATCATCATCCGTGAAGTCATGGAGCAGGCGCAGGTATTCGCCTCGACCTATTCGCTCGTCGGCGGTCGCTTCGATGACGGTTCCAAAATGCAGCAGGCCGATGAAGAGAAGGCTGAGCTTGAACGGCTCATCCGTCTCGCGATCTGGGCTGGCACGAAAGCGGAGGCTTGAGCCATGACCGCCGACAAGCAGCTCAAAGCCTATATCGATCGCGTCCTCCGTTTGAAGGAAGAACAGGACACGATCGGCGACGACATCCGTGAAATCTATGCCGAGGCCAAGGCTGCCGGCTATGACAAGACCATCATGGGCAAGCTCGTCGCCCACCTGCGCAGGGAGTTGAAGCAGGGTGCAGGCGCGGTCGCCGAGGCCGAAAGCATCTTCGACACGTACCTCAATGCCTATCAGCGCGCATCTGGCATGCAAGTTGCAATCGCGCATACGCATGCGTCCGAGGCTCACGATCCGGAAACCGGCGAGATACTCGAAGACATCGACCCACGCCTCGCCCAGACCATCGTTACCGGCATGCAGACCGAGACCGGCCGCAAGGCGCTGATCGCTGCTGTCGACATCATGATCGCCTGCGAAGATGCGGAAGAACAGAATGCACCAGAGAGGCCCTCGCATAACGATGAGCCATCCCCAGAGGTAGGTCCGCAAGCCGAAGCCTCTCCTGCCGGGACCGGAGCCGGGACGCTTGCGGATCGTGAGGGCCGCCACGAAGGGGAGGCGGCTTCGGTCGACCTCCCCACCAATTCCGAGATCGATCCGACTGAGGATCGCGAAGAAGACCACAGCCTCGACGGAAACGCCGGCGCCAACACAGGAGGCCGTCATGTAGCCGCTAAAGCAAATCGCGCCGCAACGGCCGGGGCTCTCGTTCAAGTCGCTCCGGCCACCAACGGCATCGTCTTTGAGACGTGCCCACCGAAGCCCATGAAGTCGCTGTCCTACGCGCACTGCTTCCCGGAACTTTCGAAGACGGAATATCAGTGCCTCGCTGGTGACATCGCTTTGAACGGCGTGCTTGAGCCGATCGTCCGCATGGGCGACGTCATCGTCGACGGTTGGAACCGATACAACGCGGCTCGATCGCTCGGCATCGAGTATCCGGTCACGAGCTACGGCGGTGATGATGTTCTGCTCGATGTGATCCGCTGGCAGCGCTCTTCCCGCGACTGGACGCCACAGCAGGAACGCAAGATTGCAGCCGCGTTGGCGAAGGTCGTCCCGCATCGCTCCGAAGATATCGCCGCAGCATTTCATCTTGTCGACGAGGAGGAACCCGCATGATCGAAACAAAATCATCCCTCGATATCCATGCCGAAGTTTCCCGTCTCAGCGCAATCACGACGCACGACGGGACGGTCATCATCAATGATCCGGAAGTTGGCTCTGTATCAGGCCGATCTCGTGTCGAAGCCGAGCAAGAAATCGTGCGCCGGAAGGCAGCGCTTAAGGAGAGGGCAGCATGAGCATGTTTCTTGGTCATCTCGGACTGGCGCTGATCGTCGGCGCCTTCTTCCTCTGCACCGTGATGGCTCTGGCGCGCAACTCCGGCGGCATCAGCCGGGAAGAGGAAGTTGAACTCTACAAGAGCCGCTATCCGGCGAACCAGAACTGACGGGTTACCCCCTCCGCCCGTCACAGCTGGTCCAGGTCATTCTCCCGAGCGCCTGGACCAGCAACCCTTATCCGGATCCGCTTATTCGCCAGTCGCATGACGACGGCTTGAGTGGCGGAACCGAGGCTTTCGAAAGGTGCCGAAGCCTCCGGCGGAGAGGCTTCGGCGGCAGGGCTAGGCGGAACGGGTGCCCTGCTGAACTGAACAATTTTGTCGTCCATCGACGGAGTAGAAGATGAAGGCCTTGAGATCAGATTTGACATTTTCATACCTCTCCGAGTGCTTCCATCTGGACGCGGATAGGGGCGTTCTGATTTGGAAGGTTAGGCCGGTTGAGCACTTCGCTTCGCGGCGGGCGATGACGTTCTTCAACAACCACAGGGCGGGCACGGTAGCCGGAACGGTCAAAACCGATGAAGGGCGTGCAAGAGCTGTCGTCCAGCTGAACCGGCAATGCGTTTTCGTTCATCGCGTGATCTACGCGCTGCATCACAGCATCGACATCGATGATGTTCCAGACGTTATCGACCACGAAGACCGGGACACCTTGAAAAATCGTCCGGGCAATTTGCGTGAGGCGACCCCCACTCAGAACAATTTCAATCGGATTTTGCCGTTGGGCCGATCCGGCGTCAGGGGCGTCACCTATCAGCCAAAATTCAAGACTTGGCGCGCCCGCGTGAAGAAGGGCGGACGGGAAATTAACCTCGGCTCGTTCCCGACAAAGGAAGAGGCCGGCGCAGCCTGGAAAGCCGCAGCTGAGACGATCCATGGCGAATTCTTTGCCATCCAGGCGGCGGAAGCCTGAGCCGGAGAGGGTCGCGGACCGATTGGCGTCGGCTTCGTTCCCCTCTCCATCACTATCGATCCTGTGCATCTGAATGCTCCCTCAACACGAGCACCAATCGCACAGGAGACCGACAAGGTGTTGTCAAACAAAGACAAGGAATTGGCAAACAGGGCCAAGGTCATGACTGACGCTTTTTACGCACAAAACCTTTTGAGAGAGGCCTTTCCGGAGAGCCGTTATGGCTCGGTCAAGGGAGCGATATTCGCGGCATATCGCTTCGTCCGTCCGAAGGTCTCGAAAGAACTGACGCCGAGAAGAATTCGATCGATCCGGGAGGGGACAGCCCGTCGGATCGATGCAGAAGAAATGGAAGCGCTCAAGGCAGCGATCATCGAGGAGGCCCACCGTGAGCAACAGGAATTACGCGCCCGTCTGGCTGCGCTGGACAAAAAGGTTGCCGCTTTCAGCGAGAGCGTGGCTGGCCGCGCGGTGGCGGGCGCGGGCGAATAAGTGGGCCGATCGGGCCGAATGGATCATGGGGGACTGACAGTGCAGCAGCTTTCCATGCTCGATCTGATGATGCCACCACCGCCTCCACCGGTGCGCAAGCCGTATGCGCCGCCACCGCGCCGTGACTTTATGACCCGCGCCTATGGTGTCGATACGGTTATGGAGATCGCATTGGATGAGCGCGACCCTATCGAAATAGAGGTCCGCGGCATCCCGACACTCATCAGATTTTCCTCTGTTTTCCAAACCTACGCCGTCAAGCCGCCGGGATCTGCATATTGGTCGGAAACGGGCTTTCACAGCTTTGCCGGTCTTCATCAGATCGCCGGTACCAATGAATATTCTCCCGACGAAATCCGCCAGATCATCGAAGCCATGATCGATAGCAAGCACGGGTGCGGTGGCAAGCTCACCAAGTGGTGGCCGTTTTATTGCCTGCAATGGCGGCAGAGCAAAGATTTTGCCGATCGCAGCGAGCGCTCTTCCACATGGGATCAGTGGGGGTCGGAGAAGCAAGCTGAACATTGGGCCAGTCACGACGCAAAGCAGTCCGCTGCGCTCGAACGCATGGCAGCGGACGGAATCGATCCCGACGAAGTTTGGAGGACGCGCCGATGACCCCTCCCGAAGAGATGATCGCTTGGCTCGACCGTCGCATTGCCTCCGCAATGGCCTGGCTCGACGACCACGGCAAGGGCTCCAAGAAGCCCCGCCCAGACCACGAGATCGAAACCAAGCTCGACGACGTCGCGAAGTTCGAAGAGGTCAAGGCCGCTTATCTGAAGGCTTTGGCGAAGAGGGATGCGGCATGAGCCAGAACACCTCTTCTGCCGTCATGCAACAGCGCAGCGAACCGCACGACAGCCTCGACGATTTCCCGACGCAGCCGTGGGCAACTCGAGCGCTATGCGAGCACGTCCTCTCCGGATGCTATCTCAGGAATAAGACGGTGTGGGAGCCAGCATGCAATCGCGGCCACATGTCGGTGCCGTTGCTCGAATACTTCGGAGCGGTGTGGGCATCAGATATCCACGACTACGGCACGCCCGGCAGCTTCCAGCATGATTTCCTCTTCCCGGTGATGCCGCTGTCGGAATCGCCCGGTTGGATCATCAGCAACCCGCCTTTCCGGCTTGCCGAGCAATTCATTGCCAAGGCGCGCGATCTGGCGACCGAGGGAGTTGCCATGATTGTCCGGACTTCCTTCCTGGAAGGGGTAGGGCGATACGAGAACCTGTTCAGCAAGACCCCGCCGTCGATCGTCGCTCAGTTTTCCGAGCGCGTCCCGATGGTCAAAGGTCGTCTGACCGCGACCGGTTCAACAGCCACATCCTATTGCTGGCTTGTCTGGATCAAGGGCGCTGGTAGCACAAAGCTCGTCTGGATTCCGCCGTGCCGCAAGAAGCTTGAGCGCCCCGAGGACTATGCAGCTTATCGCGAGGTGGCAGCATGACCACCTTCCTCGAAGCCTACGCCATCCACGGGCCTGACGTCGAGCGTATCGCCGAAGCCCTCGGCATCACGCCTCCAGAAGCCGATCGCCTCATCAACGAAGCGCTTGAGCGTCGGCACCAGCAGCGCGTCCAGCGCGGCCGGAGGCGCGCATGACGGAGCGCATGTCAGCCAAACAGTACCGTGAGCAGTTCCTCGAGCCGAAGTCTGTTCCGTCGGCCCGGATCATCATCACCGATATGCCGCCTTCTGCAAACGGGCTCCGCAAGAGCTTTATCAAGGACGGCAAGGTCATCAGCGTCAAGAGCGATGGCTATGCCGACTGGCGGAAGGCAGCGGTCGCAGAGATCACGTCTCAGGCCGTCGGCAAGGTCAAAGGCCCATATCGCCTGTCGATCGTTGCCCAGCGCCATTGGCGCTCGAAGCGCGCCAGGGACATCGACAACATCATCAAGCCCATCTCCGATGCGCTGGTGAAGGCTGGGATCGTCCAGGACGACAGTCTGGCGGAATGTGTCACCGCTCGGTGGGTTGATGACCTTCAAGGTCATGCCGCCGTCATCGATGTCGAGGTGTGTCGATGAGCAAAGAACTCTTCGTCGTGCCGATGGATCTTGAGAGCGCCAACGACTGGGTGTCGTTCTTCCATCGGCATCACCCGCCTGTCGTCGGCCACAAATTCAGCCTCGGTTGCATGAAGGACAACGATATCGTCGGCGTCGTCATTGTCGGTCGACCCGTGTCGCGCGTTCGTGACAATGGCTGGACGTTGGAAGTAACGCGCCTTGCGACTGACGGCACGAAGAACGCTTGCTCGTTCCTATACGGCGCAGCTGCGCGGGCTGGGTTCGCCCTCGGTTATCGCCGGATCGGAACCTACATCCTTGCCAGCGAACCGGGAACGACGCTGAAGGCTGCCGGCTGGCGTCAGATCGGCGAAGTCAAGGGGCGGTCGTGGAGCGCTCCGTCTCGCCCTCGTGTGGATCGCCATCCCACGCAGGACAAGCTGCTTTTCGAGAGGTCCGCATGAGCGAGCGTCCTTTCATGCAGCTCTACGTCTCCGATTTCATCGGTGACACCCTATCGCTCTCAACAGAGCAGATCGGCGCCTACATGCTGCTGCTGATGGCCATGTGGAATGCTGGCGGCCGTCTGCCTGCTGACGAGGCGAAGCTTGCCCGGGTCGCCCGCATGTCAGTCAAGAGATGGAAAGGCATTTCTGATGACTTGATGTCATTCTTCGAGGTCGACGGCGAGTTCGTCCGCCATAATCGCCTGACGAAAGAGCTTCAAAAAAGCGAGAGTAAATCTCAATCGAGAGCCGCCGCGGGGGCAGAGGGTGGGCGCGCTAAAGCATTGAAAGACAACGAGGCGAGGCTGGCAAATGCCATGCCTACGCCACAGCATCTTCCAGATACCATAACCAGAGTTCCTTCGGAAGACGCGCGCGCGCCCGGGATCGATCCTCAATTCGAAAGATTTTGGGATGCCTACCCGAACAAGACCGGCAGGCCTTCGGCGGAGAAAGCATTCTCCCAAGCCATCAAGCGCGCCAGCTTCGACGAGATCATGACCGGTGTCAGCGCCTACGCCGCGAAGACCGATGATCGCCAATGGTGCTCGCCCGTCAGATGGCTCTCCGACGACCGCTGGAAAGACCAGCCGGCAAAGCCGCCCGACAAGCCGCCGGCGCCAAGGCCGGGCACGAACGGCTTATCCCACCTGCAGAAGTTTCAGTCCAGAGAAGAGTACCTAGCCGCCGAAAAGGCGCGAGCAGAACGGAGTTTCAGATGAATTTCGTAGACAGAGAATTCACAAGCGCAGCGGAGATGCGAGCACATGCGGCCGCCGTTCATGCCCGTTGTTTCAATCCTCCCGTGCGGCTCGTCCCGAAGCCTCAATCTATCGTCGAGGAGCCGGCAATCCCGGTCTTTGCCAGGCAGCTTCCGACCTGGGAAGCAGAGGCAACCAGCTTCGACGCCCATGTTGTCCAATGGCGAAACCGAATGGGCAACCAGCCCAAGGCCTACCTGAAGGATCGTTGCCGCGAGCTTGGTATCCCGTATGCGGTTATGGTCGGGAAAGACCGGCGGCGCAAGGTGTCAGACGCCCGTCATGTTCTGGTCTGGGAGATCCACGACAAATTCGGCATGAGCTTCCCGGCGCTTGGCCGCCTGTTCGGTGGCAGGGACCATACGACAGCGCTTTATTCCGTCCGCAAGGTCGAAGCGATGCGGGGTGCAGCATGAGCACCATCACGATCAGCGAAGACGAATTTCTGCGGCTGAAGGAAAAGGCGGGCGAGACGGTCAAGCAAGGTGATCCAGCCCATTGCCGCGAAAACGGCCACACGTGGAAATTCTTCGGTGGCGCCAATGCCGGATGCGGGCGCGATTGCAGATGCTCTATCGACGTCCATGTGTGCGTTGTCTGTGGCGATTGCGACTATGGCGAAACCGAAGAGGCCGACGAGATCCGCGCAAAATGCGAGGAAGAATACGGTCCTTGGCCTTCTGACGAGGAGATCGCAGCATGACCCGTCTCGCTCGAGTCGACATGGATGCCGTCGCTCCGCTTTATCCAAGCGACAAGCTCGCCGGCCGGGTGGCGGGCAGGGGAGAGCATTTCGAATGGTCCCCGCCGTCAACGTCCGTCCATTCTTCTGATCCGATCCCACATAGGGCGCCGACCGCTGCTGAGCGGACAATGCCAGAATTTGTCGATCTGACGGGCATCAAGTCCGGACGGCTCTCTGTGCTTGGCATGGCCGTGGATGTTTCCGCGAACGGTACGCGTTGGGTGGTCCGCTGCGTCTGTGGCGCCTACGAGCTTCGGCGCACGAGATACATCAAGGCTTGCGCAGCTGGCGAGAAGACCGGGAACAACGAGCCGATGTGTGAATCCTGTGCCTACACGAAAAAGCTCAGGCAAGGTTTTCACAATCCGAAGAAGGCGGCAGCGGCAGCGCAGGCGATCATGGAGGCGGCCCGATGAATGACGCTAGGCCTCATCCGCTCAAACATGAAGACGATGAGTTCTGGAAAGCCATCAGGAGGCTCCCGCAGCCCGTCTCGTGTTTCTCAAATGGCGCTTGCTGCCCATGGTGCGGAGGGCTGAACAAAACCGTCACCTTCGGAATGAACAACTGCGAAGAGTGCGGAAAAGCATACGCTTTCGGCTATCCCGACTGGCATAGCGAAAAAGATCCGGTGAGCTGGGTTCCTTTCCCGTTTGCCGAGTTCACCGCTTGCGGCAGCCGAGCAGACCTCATCCCAGAGTTCAAGCCGAACGAACGGCTTCAGCAGATCTACTTCCAAAAATCCGAAGAGCATCTCGGCGTCCACGCCGACATGACCAAGGCAAACTAACCGAGCGGCGGCTCGCGAGAGGAAATGAAAATGGCGGCGATGAAGCTTAAGGAACAGGACACTCGAGATTTTGGCGACATTGTCGCTCAAAGGCGGAGACGACTGGTCGGCAACGACTGGTATGCGATCCGCGCTGCGCCTGGCACACAGCGGATGGCCCGCTATGTCGAGGGTGCACCGATCAACCGCGTTGGAGAGAGCATCATCGAGCGCAATCTCCGCAACGAGGGCATCAGCGTCTATATGCCGGCCTATTGGTACGAGAGCATTCACCACCGAACCCGGAAGGTCATCCAGCGCCGTCTCCCGCTGCTGGTCGGTTATGCCTTCGTGAACCTCGAAAACCTGAACTTCGAGAAGGTGCGCGACGTCGACGGCGTGGTGTGCTTCCTTCGGTCCGAACTCGGTCCGATCAGGTTCAGCGGAGACGATCTGTCCATCATCGCAGCTGAAGAGCTATCGCGCCGGCAGGAGTTCCGCCGCGAACGCATCACCCGAATCCAAACCGAGACGGCCGGCCAGGTGATGCAGCTCCGCGGCAATCTCCGCAAGATCATGCCCAAGGGCAGGGGCAACCGTATCAACCTCAAGGATCAAGCGCTTATCGCCATCAAGGGCATGAAATCGGAGATGCAGAGCAAAGTCATGGGGATGCTGCTGCAATTGGAACAGTTGGAGGCATATGAGGGGCTTGAAACCATAGATCGTGTTGCGTAAGATCGTCAGTGATTTGCGGTGTTCTGTTCGCGGACCCATCTGATGGGGAATACTCGCCGGCCGCATGTCTCTCAAAAGCATCACTTATGCTCATTGGAGAAATGCGCCTTGGCGTTCATCGTTGACGGTGTGGCTCACATCCCTCTTCAGAAATCGAAAGGCCGCGACCGAATGTTCGCGCTTGTCGACGAGGAAGACTACGATCGCGTGTCGAGTTTCAAGTGGTATGCGGTCGCTTCTGGGAAGACCTTTTACGCCAGAGCCACTAGCGGGCTCCTCGCCGCCCATCTGTTCGGGATGCATTCTTTTGTCATGCGGGCCCAAAAGGGACAGCGCGTAGACCACGAAAACGGGAACGGCTTGGACAACCGGAAGGTCAATCTCCGAAAAGCCACAGCCGCTCAAAACGCGTGGAATTCCTTCAAGCGCGACGACCCGTGCAGTTCGAAGTTCAAGGGCGTCATGCTCACCAGTTCGGGGAGATGGGCGGCCTCGATCACTCGAAACGGTGATCATGAGGTAATCGGGCTCTTTGATGATGAAGCCACGGCGGCCCGCGCCTACGATGAAAAGGCGATATTGCTGTTCGGCGAGTTCGCCAAGACCAACGAGGCCATGGGCTTATTCGATGGCGATCGGGCAAGCCGGGTCACGGCATCAGACATGATGTTTGACCCGCGATCGATCGGCGAGTTCAAGGCGGCGACGCCCGGCCGAATTTTCGACGGCAATGAAAACGTCGGAGACCGCGCTGCCGTCGGGGTTGTGATCGGCCTTTGCACGCACCCTCGCACCCGTCAAACCATGTATAGGCTCGATACAGGGGCCAAGGTGCACATGGATGCCTACATGGGCCGGCATCCATCATCCGAGGAACTGGCGTTCATGCGCGCCGGCCAAAAATGAATTGCTTCATGTCGGAGTAGAGCAGCCCGGTAGCTCGCTTGGCTCATAACCAAGAGGCCGCAGGTTCGAATCCTGCCTCCGCAACCAATCAGCCCGTCGCCCGCTCAGCCGGTCGGCGGGCTTTCTCGTCCAACCAAGCAGAAAGGAAAGAGCATGCGAATTGTTCGAAGTCTCCTCTGCGCGGGCCTCGCCATGATGGCGGTCGGCCTTTGCGCAGCGATGCCCGCAGCCGCAGCGATCCCGATCAATGTCAATGTGATCGTCCAGCCTCTGACGGCGAAGGAATATCCGGCGCCGGCCATCGTCGTCGACCATGAAGACGTCTCGATGTTGCCGAGTGTCATGCCAGCGATCGCAGGCGACGGCGGCGGCCGAAGTTCCATCTTCGACGACAGCCTCTCGTTTGACGCCACGTCCACGCTCGTCGAAGCCTACCAGCATATCGACCCTGACATCGCCGGCTGATCACATCCGAATGACGAATACCGAAGAGCTGGGCGATGTCCCGGCTCTTTTTGTCCCGATGTTCATTTCTGCTTCCTCACCCGAGGGCGAAGAAATCAACATCAGATCCGCGTCCGGCGGCTTCCGGACCAACAGAGGAGAAGACGCATGAGCGCACCCACCGTAAGAGCCAAGTTTCGTTGCAGCGGCAAGGAAGGCAACACCTGCTTTTTCCACACCGTCTGGTCTGAAGACATCCAATCGGAGAATGGCCGGTTTACCGTCGCCACCCCATGGGGCGAGCTTCGCATGACCGTCGACAATCCGAGCGCCGCCATCCAGTTCGAGCCGGGGCAGGAATACTACCTCGACTTCACGCCTGCCGCCTGAGATCGGAGAGGAGCGTCCATGTCAAAGACCACCAGGGCGCTCCTCATCCTCGCCGTAGTTGTCGCGGTGGCTTCGTTCGCGGCGACCCTCGTCGGCTGCGTCAGCTACCAGCCGCCCGGGCGGGATCTATGGCGGGCGCTGTAGATCAAAGGCCGGTCGTGATTGCGGTCATTCCGCCTTTCGTCGCGGCAATACCTTTCGCTCGCTCAAGGATAGCGTACCGCTCATCCTGTTCCTTGTGTCGGAACTCTTCTTTTGCGGAGTCCGTGATCCTGTAACGGCCACAGGTATCGCAGATCACCTCGGTAGTATCACCCATTTTGGGCAAAGCCTCCTTGGTAGTTCCTTCGCATACAGGGCAGGTGTTGTTGTTTGTCCAAGTCATCAGCTCTCTCCCAAGGTTAAGCCATGCCAGTCCTAAAAAACGCGCGGCATGAGAAGTTCGCGCAAGAGTTGGCCAAAGGCAAGACAGCAGATGACGCATATGCGTCCGCCGGTTTCAAGCCAGACCGGGGAAATGCATCTCGCCTACAGCATAAAGACAACATCGTACAACGCGTGACCGAGCTTTTGGAGTGGGAGCAGGTTGTCGAGCGGAAAGCCACCGAAAAGGCCATCGAAAAGCTCGCCATCACGAAAGAGCGCGTTTTGGAGGAGCTGGCCAAGATCGGGTTCTCTGACATCCGCAAGGCCATCAAGTGGCAAGGCACGCTTGTCACCGAAGAGGATAACCCAGACGGCGGGGATGTTCTCGTGATCAAGAATGTCGTCACCAACAACGTCCAGCTCGTTTCCAGCGATGACATCGATGACGACACGGCGGCAGCAATCGCCGAGATTAGCCAGAATTCGACCGGCGGCATCAAGCTGAAGCTTCACGATAAGAAGGGTGCGCTGGTCGACATCGGCAAGCACCTCGGCATGTTCGTTGAGCGTCACGAGCACACTGGCAAGGACGGCGCCCCGATACAGACCGAGACGAGAACATGGCGGGAAGTGCTGCGCAGCGAAAAGAGCTAGACGCTACCACCCACCTTACGAACCCCGCCCTTCACGATTTTTGGGAGCAGGTTTTCCTCGGGCAGGCGGACATCGCGGTCCTTCATGGCGGACGATCAAGCTCAAAGACGAGAGACACAGCTTGCCAGTTGGTGCGCCTTGTCGACCACGTCGCCGTCAGGATGCGCGTTCTCTGCATCCGTCGCTTCCAGAACCGTATTCAGGATTCGGTCTATACCGAACTGAAGTGGGCAATCGCTCATCTCGGCCTTGAAGCGGCCTACGACGTTCAGAAGACGACGATCATTCACCGGCGGACCGGTGCGGAGTTCATCTTCTACGGCATCGAGCGCAACCTTGAAGACATCAAGGGCACGTCCGACGTCGATATCCTGTGGGTCGAGGAAGCGGAGAAGCTGACCGAGGACCAGTGGACGGTCATCGGCCCGACGATCCGCAAGGAAGACAGCCTGGCGATCCTGCTGTTCAACCCCAAGCTGGTCACCGATTACGTCTGGAAGAATTTCGTCATCAACGTGCCGCCGCACTGCGTCGTGCGCAAGATCGACTACACCGAGAACCCGTTCCTCTCGCAAAAGGCGTTGCGCGACATCGCTGCTATGCGGGAGCGCAGCCCGGAGATGTTCGAGCACGTCTACGGCGGCGTGCCGCTCGGCGACAGTGAGCTTTCGATCTTCAAGCGGAAATGGCTTGAGGCATGCGTCGACGCCCATGTCGTGCTCAAACTCTCGCTGACCGGTCGGAACATCATCGGCTTCGACCCGGCTGACGATGGTGAGGACAACAGCGCGACGGCCGACAAGATCGGCGGCATCTTCATGGATGCTGAAGACTGGTCATCGGGTAAGGATGAGCTCGTCCAGAACGCCAAGCGCGTCTGGGCCAAGGCGAAGAACGCAGATGCCACGGTGTCATATGACACGATCGGCGTTGGCGCTTTCGTCGGCGGCTACATCGACGAGCAGAACGAAGTGAACAAGGCCAGCGTCGAGCACTTTGCTTTTCACGCCGGTGGCGCGGTCATGGACCCGGATAAGCCGAGCGACGCGCTGAATGCCAACAGCCCGCTGAACAAGGATGAATACCTGAACCTGAAGGCGCAGGCATGGGCCAATACAGCCCGCCGCGCCATGCTCACGTTCAACGCGGTGACGCGGGGCCAATCGATCAAGCCTGAGGACGTGCTGTCGTTCTCGTCTGAGATCGATGCCAAGAAGCTGGACGCGCTCTTCACCGAGCTTTGCGTCCCCTGGTGGGTCGAGACAGAGGGCAAGAAGCGCGTCGTGCCGAAGGCCAAGCTCAAAAAAGATTTGGGCGTGAAATCTCACAACCTGGCTGATGCGGTGATCGCAGCCGACAACGTCAACATCGAAGTCGGTCCGACCGTTGCGATGTTCCTGAGGAATAAGAACCGATGAGCAATGTCCTGAGGCTGGCAAACTACGCCCAGCGCCGGCTCGGCAGCATGTTCCCGGCCTTCTTCCCCGGCGCGAACGTCAAGCATGACTATTACAAGGATTTCGGCTGGCCCGAGACGCTCAGCTTCGACCAGCTCTATCGCATGTACCTCCGCAACGGGGTGGCGACCGCCGGCGTGGACAAGACTGCGCTGAAGACGTGGCAGGACGCGCCTTTCCTCCTCGAGCAGGAGCGTGACGGTTCGGAGAAAGGCAAGAGGAAAGAGACGCCGCTCGAAAAGGAGATCCGCAAGAGGTTCTCTGCGCTGCGCCTGTGGTCCAAGCTGGCCGATGCCGACCGCATGGCGATGGTCGGCGGATATTCCGGCGTGATCCTCCGCCTGAGGGACGGTAAGGTGTTTGATCAGCCGGTCGACACGGTCCCCGGCGGTCTCGATGGCCTCTATAAGGTCGACCCGGTCTGGAAGGGACAGTTGACCGTTGCGGAATACGACACCGATTCTCGATCGGAGACATACGGCGAGCCGGTCATGTACCAGTTCAACGAGGCGGCTCTAACCGGCGATGCGAAGCAGAATCGCCAGCTTCGCATTCATCCCGATCGCGTCCTGATCTGGTCGGACGACGGCACGATTTACGGCCGATCGATCCTTGAGCCTGGCTTCAACGACCTGATCGACATGGACAAGGTCAAAGGCGCGGGTGGTGAGGGCTTCTGGAAGAACGCCAAGTCGGCGCCCGTTCTCGAAGTCGACAAGGAAGCCAAGATTGCCGACATGGCGAAGGCCATGGGCGTCACGGTCGAAGAGCTTGCCGACAAGATGAATGACCAGGTGGCCGACTATAACGCTGGCTTCGATCAGTTGCTGATGCTCATGGGCATGCAGGCGAAACAGCTCAACGTCACGCTCCCATCGCCCGAGCATTTCTATGGCGTGCCGCTCCAGTCCTTCGCCGCGTCGATCTCCATGCCGGTGAAGGTCCTGGTGGGCATGCAGACGGGCGAGCGGGCCAGTCAGGAGGATGCGGACGAGTGGGCTCAGACCTGCATGTCGCGCCGGGCCAACGTCACGCACCCGAACATCATGGAGCTTGTCTCCCGCCTGCAGCGCTTCGAGATCCTGCCGGAGAAAGACTGGTTCATCGACCAAGCCGACCTTACCGAGGCGTCGATGGGCGAGAAGATCGATCGAGCCGTGAAGATGGCCGACGTCAATCAGAAGACCGGTACCAGCGAGTGGGTGTTCACCCCCGAGGATATCCGCGGCGCGGTTGGCTACGAGCCGTTGGCCGAGAGCGACAAGTATCGAGATGAAGCGCCGGATGAAGAAACCGACGCATCTCTCGGAAAGCCCACACCCACAAAGGAATAGTCGACATGCCCCAGGTGCGTGTGAACGTCAGGTCACTGGCGAACGTGAAGGCTGTCCGCAAGGAAAAGCGCAATGGCCGCGATGTCGTGATCGTCCCGAGCGCCACCCTGCCGGACGACATCATCATGAACGGGATCAAGTACCCGTCCGAAGAGATCGAGAAGAGCTATCTGACGCTCAACCGGTCGCCGGCGCCGCTCGGTCACCCGCTTGTCAACGGCAAGTTCATCTCCGCCCGGGACCCGGAAGGCGTCAACATCGGCCATATCGGGGCATGGAATGAGAACGTGCGCCGGGAAGGCGGCCGGGTGCTGCTCGACAAGGTGATCGACGTCGAGGTCGCTAACCGCTCGGAAGGCGGCAAGGCCGTCCTGGCTGCGATCGAGGCCGGCGGCCCGGTCCACACCTCGACTGGGCTGCTTGCCACCATGGAAGCGGTCAACGCCGCTGATCATAAGCGCATCGCCCGCAACATGGTGTTCGACCATGACGCAATTCTGCTGGGCGAGGAGGGTGCTGCCACCCCCGACCAGGGCGTCGGCATGCTCGTCAACGCCAAGGGCGAGATGGAAGACATCGAGGTCGTCAACTCCGCTCTGACGGATGCTGCCGATCAGGAAATCGACTGGGCGGGAACCCGCCTCGTTGAAGCTCTCATGCGCCGGAAGAATGTCGGCCTGTGGGAGAAGACCAAGACCGCAATGATGGAAGCCTTGGGCTTCAACGAGCGGGAATCCTCAACCAACACGAAGGAAGACGAGATGCCTGTCACCGACGAGCAGTTCAAGTCGCTTTCCGATGAGGTCAAAGCCCTCTCGGGAAGCATGGGAAAGATTGGCGAGACCATCGCCAACTCCGTAACCGCAGCCCTCAAGCCGGTGCTCGACGCACAGGCCGAGATGGTTGCCAACCAGAAGGCCAAGGATGACGCCGAGCATGCCGAGCTCGTCACCAAGGTCGTCAACGCGAAGCTTCTCGATGAAGCGACCGCGAAGGCAACGCCTCTCGTAACGCTGCGCGCGCTGGCGCCTCAGGCCGAAAAGAAGCCCGCAGCAGCGCTGAACTCCGCCTTCAAGGGCAGCGAACAGAGCTCGGGCTTCAAGCTTCCGAAGGGAGACAAGTAAATGGCTCGCTATAACAAGATCTTCGGCGGCCCTGTTCAGGAGAACATGCCGCAGGTGCACGAGGCGATCTGCGATACCGCAGTTCTGCCGGGCACTCTCGTCGTCCGCACCGCCGGCAAGTTCGTGCCGGCTGTAGCAGCCAGCAAGGGCCGCATGTTCGTCGTCCAGGACAACTATCTCGCCCTGAAGGACGTCGACACGGCTTGGCCGGCCGGTGACCGCATCATCGGCATGGAACTAATCGACGAACTTCTGTTCCGCGGTCGTGTCCCGACCGCCACCAGCATCACCCAGGATGCCCCGCTGTCCGCTAACGCGGCCGGCAAACTCATTCCGGCGACCACGGGCACCTTTGTCGTGGCCTTCGCGAACGAGACCTACAACAACACCTCTGGTGCAGACCAGCTTGTCAGCGTCCGCGCTGCCAAGGGCTACACCTTCGCATAAGGAGCGACCGACATGCGCTATTTTGACGAACAGCTTGTCGCGAACTCTCGCGATCATGCTCGCTGGTGGGGAGAAGTCACGGCAGACCGTGAACACTTCCACCGCATCGAGGACCACATGGCGGAGCTTCACAACTCCGCTGCCATCCTGCCGCGCGATGCATGGCAGGAACTGGACGACACTACCCGCCGCGTGATGCGCTCGGACGAAGGTTCCGTCTGGATGGACGACCTTATGCCGCTGGCAAAGCCGGTAAACATCGGCAAGATCGTGGTTCTCAACCGCGTTTCCGGCGACGCCGGCGTGGTCACCCGGTCTCTATCCGGCCAGGTCCCGGTCGGCCTCGATAAGGTCGGCTATGACTACCGGGGCACCGTCGTTCCCGTCTTCTCGTCCGGCTACGGCCGCGAGTGGCGCGAATGGAATACCCTGCAGTCCGAGAACTTCGATGCTCTCTCCGACGACCAGGAAGCCATCACGGCGAAGATCCGCCGCGACAATGCGCTCTTCTGCCTCAATGGTGACCCGACCATCGTGTTCCAGGGTTACACGGCTTACGGCATCAAGAACTCGCCGTATTCCAAGACGATCAACCTCGGCGCTGGCGCCGGCGGTGCCAACATCGACCTGACCACGGCCACGTGGGCGCAGCTTGATGCGTTCTTCACCGGCCCGTTCGGCGCGATGCTGGATGCCAACCTGATTGCTGGCCCGGTCAACCTGTATGTCTCTCCGGAGATCATGCGGAACCTCGATGCGCAGATCAACCCTTCCGCCGGATCGACGCTGGGAACTCGCCTCGAGCAGCTTATGAAGAACCGCCGCATCAAGAAGATTGCGGTATCCTTCGAGCTGACGGGCAATCAGTTCTTCGGCTTCGTGCCGTCGGCTGATTACATCCGCCCACGCGTTGGCATGGCGACCAACACGACCGCGATCCCACGCAACATGCCGACGGCGAACTATCAGTTCCTCGTCATGAATGCGCTGGGCATCGAGATCCGCGCCGACATCAACGGTCGATCCGGCGTCTTCTATTCGGTCGTCGTCTGATCCTTAGCCTCGCCAATCACGGCGGGGCATCCCCCTTATAATTCAGGAGAAATCCCATGCGCATTCGCATCAAAGCGCCTGCGGGCCTTTCCTCGTCTGGCATCTATGGCGCCGACGGCAAGGAACTCGAAGTCGGCACGGAACTCGACGTCGAAAAAGAACCAACCGATCTGGTTGGCCGCTACGAAGTCGTCTCTGGCTCGACTGAAGGCAAGGAGCCGGTCCTCAACGACTCCGCCTACAAGGTCGAGAGCAAAGGCGGTGGCTATTCCGTCATTACCAAGGACGGCGAGCCTGTCACCAAGGGCCTGCGCAAAGACGATCTCGAAGGCTTCGACACCCTGTCCGAAGAAGACCGGGCCGCCTTCGTCGAGCTTCACAAAAAAGACGCCTAAACCCTTCCACCCTCCCGAGAATCCAGAGCAGCCAAGGAGATCACGATGGCTCTTTCACCGAATCTTATTGCTGCTCTGGTCGGAGCGGGCGTTATCTCGCAGGGCGGCGGGGGGCCAAGCAACCTTGGTCTGTTCAACTTCAAGACTTCCCAGTTCACCAAGACAAAGGCCATGAAAACACGCGTGCAGGCTGGAACTGGACGAGGGAGGATATGCGTCCCCGGCGACAGTACGGCTTGGGGTGAAGGTGGTGGCGATAGCGGCAGCAATAACCGCGTCAATGCCAAGCTCAGGGCGTGGCCTACAATTCTCGCACAACGCCTTACCAGTAACGGGCTATCATCGAACTGGGAAGGGATCTACGGCAGCGGCGGCGTTGCCGTGGCAACCGTTCCGATCGCTACGCATCGGTCGCTCTACTATGCCGGGATGAACGCGCGCGCCGCATGGGATGTGGCAGCAGCAGCTCGGCTCGGCGGCGTCTGGTTTCAGAACTCGACCGATGGCGGCATCTTCTCCTATACCTCGACGATCCCGGTCAACCGCTTCGAACTCGCCGACATCACAGCGGCCGGCGGCGGAGTGATCAGCTACAACATCGATGGCGGTGCCGAAACGCAACTCACACAAACCAACGCCACGGCAAGCTTCAGGCTGACCACGGTTGATGCCGGTGCCCCTGGAATTCACACCATCAACATCACAAGGGTGAGTGGGACCGGCTTCTTCGTGGGTCTCCGCGCTTGGAATGAAGCTGTCCCGCAGGTCGATGTGCTCAATTTCGGTATGGGCTCATCTGTGGTCGCGGATTGGGTGGTGAACACCGTCGCCTATTCGCCGCTTCCGTCCTTGGCTACAATGTGCGCTACTGCGGATCTGGTGATCTTGCCGTTCACGATCAACGATGCGATCGTTCCTACGAGCACGGCATCTTATAAGGCTAGCCTGCAAACGCTCATCAACACGGCAAAAGCCGGCGGGGCTGACGTTTTGTTGCAGACTGGAAATCCGTGCAGCCTTGCCGCCGACGCTGACGCAAACCAGCAAGGCATTCGTCAAGCGATGAAGGATTTGGCTTTGTCGAATGATCTACCAATGATCGACCTCTTCGACCTCTACGGCGATTATCTCAGCATGGTGGCGCGCAATCTCATGTACAATTCCCGCCACCCTAATACGGCCGGGTATGCAGATATCGGGAACTTCGTCGCTGACACAATTTGGCGGTTCGCCGCCTAATATCGCTCTTCCTGTCCAGAACTGATCGGATAATCTCACATGGCTGGATACGGCGACGATGCAGGCTTCACGGCCTGGCTGAGCGATAACGGCTATACGCTGCCGACAAACCCGGTACCGCCGTCGGCGGCCGTCTTGCGCAACCGTGGCAGCAACTACATCGATGCGGTCTACGGCTCCCGCTTCCTCGGCTCTGTCGTGGATGCCGCGCAGGAGCGTCAGTGGCCGCGCGAGGGCGCGATCGTCAACGGCAAGCTGCTTCCGTCGAATGTGGTGCCGGCCGCTGTCATCAACGCCTCCTATCAGGCTGCATATCAGGAAGCGGTGTCGCCCGGTTCGCTGTCGGTGGTCGGCTCTGCCTCGTCGGCGGTGAAGCGCGAGAAGGTCGGGCCGCTGGAAGTGGAATACGCCACAGCCGAATCCGACGGCACGGCATCCGGCATCACGCCGCTGATCTCGATCGTGGATGGAATGCTGGCGCCTTACCTTCGCTGCGAGGACCTGCTCTATCTCGGCATCCTCTCGATCGGCGGCTCTCGCTGTGGCTGATCCGCTCTTCACGCGCCTGCAAAGCGTAGCGCAGCGCCTCATCACGAAATACGGCCAGGCTGGCAAGGTTCGCCGCGTGACGCCGCCTGACCCTGTTACTGGCGGCGATGGCACGCCAACCGATTACAATTGCCGCCTGTTTCCTGCCACCTATGACCGGCGCTATGTCGACGGGACCAACATCCTCGCGTCCGACAAGCAGCTCTACATCGGCTCGATCGGGATCGGCGTCTCGCCAAAGGTTGGCGATGTCGCGATCGGCGCCGACGGCACGGAATATCACATCGTCCATGACGATCCGAACAACTACGACGGCCAGGTCAATGTCGTCTTCATCTGCCAAGGAAGGACAGCAACATGACGAATGTCTTGCTCACCAAGAAATACAAGGGCCGGGAAGCCGGTTCGATCCTCACGGACATCGCCGATGGCGAGGCGACCGCACTCGAAACCATCGGTGTAGGGCAGAAGCTCAAGGAAGAGCAGCCGGCGCCGAAGAAGGGCGGCAAGGAGAGCGCGGAATGAACCGGCGTGGCTTTCTGAAGGGAGCCGCCGTAGCGATCGCCGCCGCCCCCGCATCTGCCAATGCTGCTGTTTTGAAGGCTGACGGCATTCGCGTTTCGTCAAACAAAGATGATCCTGGCTATCGCGCTTGGTGCATTGCCAAGGGGGACGGCAAGAAGGTTCGGGTATATCTCGATGGGGTCGAACAAAAGGTCGCTTCCATGGCGGACGAGGCACGCGGCGAAGTCCGCCGTGCTGTCCTCACTCCGAACGGTAATCTTGCAATTGGCAACGATGAGGTTCTGGAAGAGATCGTATACGGCGATGTGCGGGTGACGATCGAATAATTGCCACCCTTCATCAGGCCTCCATCTCGTAGATCACGTCATGAACAGGCCTGAGGTCGTAATGGTATTCCGCCGCCCCGCTTTCGCTGAACACAACAGGTCGAGAGATGTGGGTGCTATAGGTCTTGCCCTTGTGTTCAACATAGGAGGGCAGCGGCACGGCTGTCACGACGCTTTTCAGCCGGTAACCTGGCTCGCGGAATAACATGGTCTTTGATTTGTCGCGGACTTTTATGAGTGACATTGCCTATATCTCCTGCGCTGGCGAAGGATAAACCAGATGGCCACCCTTCGCCAACAACTCCTTGAGCTCGTCGACAAACTGTCCCCGGTGCTTGAGAAAGCCTTCCTCGACGCGATCGACGACATCAAGAGCGAGATCGTCCTTCGCGAGGTCGTGGCGAAGCTTGAGGCTCGTGACATCGAGGGCGCCATACAGGCGCTGCATATCGATCCGGCCGCCTTCCGGCCGCTGTCTGAGGCGATGAGGCAGGCATACGATGCCGGCGGCTTGCTGACCTCGCAGAACATGCCGCGGCTGGCCGACGCGTTCGGAAACCGCATCGTCTTCCGCTGGGACATGAGCAACCAGGGGGCAGAGGCGAACATCCGCAATCTGTCGTCGACGATGATCACCAACATCAGCGAGCAGACGGTCGCGGCGGCTCGGCAAACCATCGTCGAAGCCTATTCGCAGGGCGCTGGCCCGAACAAGATTGCTCTCGACCTGGTCGGCCGGAAGTCGGCGACCACCGGCAAGCGGGAAGGCGGCATCATCGGCCTGAATGGGCCGCAGGCAGAGCTTATCGAGCGGACGCGGATCAATCTGCTGTCGGGCGAGCCGGCGCTGATGCGGAAGTATCTGACGCTCAAGACACGCGACAAGCGTTTGGACAAGGCCGTGCAGCGCGCTATCGCCGCCGGCAAGCTGCTGGACAAGGAAACGCTCGACAAGGTGCTCATGCGCCTGCGGGATCGGAACCTGCGCCTGCGTGGCGAGACCATCGCCAGAACCGAGACCGTCACGGCTGTCATGTCCTCGAAGCATGAGGCGTTTCAACAGGCGCTATCGAAGTCGGGCAGGGATGCCACGCTTGTCACCCGCAAGTGGCGATCGGCCAGCGACCGTAAGGTCCGCCACACTCATGAGGTCCTGAACGGCCAAGAGGTGAGGGGCATGGATCTCGCTTTCCAATCTCCAAGCGGCGCGTTGCTGCGTTATCCTGGCGACACCTCGCTAGGCGCCGGCGCTTCCGAGGTTGTCGGCTGCCGCTGTGACGTCGAATACAACTTCGACTTTGCCGAAGCGTTCGCGCGGTCTCGGGGGCGGTAATGACCGGCTTTGCAGCGGCGATATCCGATTGGGCGCGGGAGACGGAAGGAGCCTTTGAGGCCGTCTTCCACGCATCTGCGCAAGAAGTGTTCAATGCTGTCAGGCTGTCGGTCAAAGACGGCGGCCGGATGCCGATCAAGACGGGCAACCTTCGCCGGTCGTTTCTCGCGTCCACGGCGGCGATGCCATCGATCAAAGAAGGCGCTGCGACCTTTCCGGATATGGGCGGCGCATCGGAATTGACGATTGCCGGCGCCCCGCTGGGCGCGACTGTCTACATCGGCGCCCAGGCTGCATATGCGGCTCGGCTCAATTACGGGTTCGTCGGCGAGGATTCCCTCGGTAGGACTTACAATCAGACTGGATATGGCTTCATCGAGGCAGTCAGCCAGCGTTGGCCGCAGATCGTGGCGGCGGAAGAGGCTAAGGTTCGCGCTCGCTTCGATCAAGCTTGACGCCTTCGGAGAGCGTCAGGAACGCCGTCTGGATGATCGTCAGATCTCGGATGGCCATCGAGAGCACGTCTTGAGCATGCTTCGTCCGAACGGTCTTATTCAGCAACGACGCCAGCGCCTGGTGAAGCAGGTCATAGACTTCCTCGTCGCTGAGCGGGTGATTATCGGCCATAGGAGAGCAGTAGCAGATGGCTGACACAGCTGAGAAGAGCATATTTCAAGCGCTCCTCATCCAGATGAAGACGCTGCCTTTGCCTTCCGGCATGACATTGGCCGGGAACGTGGTCCTGCCAGGTGTCCAGTTCACCCCTCAAGCGACCACGAAATACGTCAGCTTCGAGGTGCACTTCAACACTTCGATCAGGACTGATTTGTCGCTTCAGATCGAGCCGATCAGGCAGGGCTTCATCCGAGGCAACGTCCTCTGGCCAAAGACCAGCGCGCAAGTCGATGCGATCGATCTAGCAGGGATCATCTGCTCGCTTTTCTCCGCCGGCACGAAGCTCCTGCAGAGCGGCAGGCAAGTCCGCTTCGACCAGGATCCAGAAGTCGGTGTGGTTGTCACCGGAGATACTCATTTCACCGTGCCAGTGACAGCTTTCTGGCAATCCTACCCGTTAGTTCCGGCCTGATTGGCCTGCCACCTCGCACCTTAGGCAAGTGCTCAATCAGACATGAAGGAAGACCATCATGCCCCAACTGTTTCCAGTGGCTGGAAGTCATTTTGACATTGGCCCGGCCGTAACCATCGTCCCCGATGACGCCGACCTCGACGCAACGGATTTCGCTTCCGTAGCCTGGCAAGAGGTCAAAGGCTGGCAGACGATGGGCTCGATCGGTGACAGCAAGACGCTGATCTCCGAGGACATCATCAATTCCGGCCGCACTCTCAAGGCTGCGGGCACTCGCAACGCTGGCTCGATGCAGAACTCCTTCATCGTTCAGCCGCTCGATCCCGGCCAGATCGCGATGATTGCGGCATCCGAGACGCCGTACAACTATCCGTTCCGCGTCCGGTTCGACGATGCGCCGCCGATCCGGTCCTCCACCGCGACCATCACTATTGCTGCTCCTGGCGCCGTCACGTGGACAGCGCACGGCCTGGCAGTCGGTGATCAGGTCAAGTTTGCGACCACTGGCGCTCTTCCCACCGGTCTGACTGCCGGCACCACCTACTACGTCAAGACGGTGACAGACGCCAACTCGTTCACCCTTGCCGCCACTCCGGGTGGTGCGGCGATCACCACCACCGGCACGCAGTCTGGCGTCCACACCATCTCCTCGGTACCGACGGGAACCACGAAGATGTTCTATGGCATCGTCATGAGTGCTCAGGAGCAGGGTGGCGGCGCGAACACCGCTCGCCTTTTCCAGCCGACTGTCGAAATCAACAGCGCGATCGTAACCGTCGCAGCCACGGGTGATTGATGAGCAAGAACGCAGAGGACTTTTTCGATCTCTCGGCCTTCGACGACAACCTTCGGCTCCAAGAGGAAGGGATCGACGTCAAGATAGTCGGTCCCAACGGCAAGGAAACTGATCTGGTGATCACGGTTTGCGGTCCGGATAGTAGCCGGGCCCAGGCCGCTTCACAGGCCTTGCAGAAGGAGATCGAGGCAGAGGCCGCGAAGGAAGGCAACACCGACCTCAACAGCCCTGAAGACCAACGTCGCCGGCAGATCAGCTACCTCGCCAAGCTGACGAAGGGGTGGAATAAGCCGATCGGACAGGATCGGCTTGCCTTCTCCGAAGAGAACGCGGTGGCGATCTACACGAAGTATCCGCTGATCGAGAACCAGGTCCGGTTCACGGCCGATCGACGCAGCTCTTTTATAAAAGCCTGACGGCAAAGCTTGATAAGGCTCTTTGCGATCAGCTGTCAGGCAAAAAACCACGCGTCCCGGTAGCGGGGCGCCACGTCTGGGAATGGTTCTGGAAGATGGACCGAACCCGGGAGGGGACAGGCTACGGAATCAACCCTCTGCAGCCAGCCCAAATCGCCGCATGGTTTCGATTGCGGCGTATTGCTCCCCATCCTTGGCATTTGGACGCAATCGATAAGCTCGATGCGACCCGGATGCGCGTCTATTTCGAGAAGAAGGACGACAAGGAGCCGGAGCAGGTTTCGAGCCGTCCACTGACGTCCCGCCTATTCGATGCCCTGTTCCCCGCAAAGAGGTAAACGCCATTGTCCGTTGCCCAGTTAGGATTTGCGATCGATTCCAGCCAAGCGGCTGGTGCGGCAGCAGACCTCGACAAGCTGACTTCGTCTGCCGCCAAGGCGGAACAGGCTGCGCAGCGCACGGGCGCCGCCGGCACGCGCATGTCGCGCGGGTTCGCCGACCTCAATCCAGCCTTGGACAAGATCGTCGGCTCTCTCGGCCGTCTCGAAGGCATCACGACCTCGATCGACAAGCGTCTTGATGCGATGACCAGCGCCGCCGGCCGCGCTGCGCGTGCCAATCAAGTTCTGGACAAGTCTGCGATCGAGGCGAGCACCGCTTACAAGCAGCTTGAGGCATCCCTGAACGCCGTGACGGCTGCACAAAAGAAGGGGGACGCCAGCCTCGCCACCTCGCTTTCCGCGATCGAGAAACAGCGTGAGGCCATTGCGCGGCTGAATGCCGAACTGCAGAAGCTTCGCGCTGCACCCGCACCAGCCCCAGGCGGTCGCCCGTCGCCAGCCAACAATAACGGCAGCCAGGGGAACGTCGGAAACATCGCCGCCCAGTTCTTCGACATTGGCACCACTTCTGCATTCATGAACCCGGCGACGGTAGCCATCCAGCAGGGTCCACAGCTTGCTCAGGCGTTCGCCGGGCAGTCTACAAAGCAGGCGCTCGCCGGCCTTGCTGGCGGTCTCGCTGCGATCGTCAGTCCGCTTTCACTCGTCGCAATTGGCCTGACCGGTGCCGCCGCTGCCGCCATTTCCTACGGCGTCAGCGCGCTGACCGCGAGCGACGACACGAAGAAGCTCGAAGACGCGATGGAGCGTCATGACGGCATCATGAAGCGGCTGGAGGAGCGGTACGGCTCCCTCATCGACAAGGTGAAGGGCTACGGCATCGAAAGCACCCGCATGCTCTCGATCGAGGCCAGCTCGGATATCCGTGGGCTGCGCAACGCGACCAAAATCACCGGCGAGGAATTCTTCTCTGGCATCGGTACCCAAACGCGCGGCGGTTATGTCGCCGACAATTCGATGTTCGGTTCCGGTTTCATGGCGTTCAACGATGCCATCACCAAGCTGCGCAACGAATTCAAAGCTGGCCGACCGGATTTTGAGGCCTTCTACGACAGCATCTACAAGACGGCGCAGACCGACCCAGCATTTGCAAAGAAGGCCGACGAGCTCGCAAAGCTGGTCGCGCAGTTCCGGGAAGGCAGCCGCGCCCTTGAGGAGATGGAGCGCATCCAGCGCCGCCTCTTTAACGACGTTGGCCCGAACGGCATGCTGCTATCACAGGGCCCGACGAGCCGCGATGACATGGGCAATCTTGCCCTGTGGCAGTCGCAACAGAAGGTTGCCGCACAGCGCAGACAGCAATCCTTCGACGCTCAGGTTCAGGGCGTCAATGCTCGGTCTCCTCAGGAACGCGCCGCTGCTGCCCGTGCATCGGCAGCTGCACAGTACAATGGCGACGAATCTGTAACCGAGCGCCGTGTTCGCATAGAGCAGGCAGGAGCACTGGCGCTTGTTCAAGCGGAACGCCAGCTGGCAGATGCCCAGCGCGACCGCGCTTTGAACCTCGACAAGACCCTCCAGGATCAGCAGCAGGAGATTGACCTCGTCGGCAAGACCGGCGGCGCGGCCGCTGCGCTCCGCAAGGAATATGAACTGACGTCCGCGCTCAGGATGGAAGCGGCCCGCCAGGGGATAGATGTCGACCAAAAGGAACTCGACCTCATCCATCAACGCGCCCAAGCGCTGGGTGAGCTAACGGACAAGTATAATCAGAGCCGTTTCAACTTCGAGATGGGTCAGCAAACGGCGGACGCCCGACTTTCTCCGCGCGATCGGCAGATCACGACCACGCTGCGTCAATATGGGTTGCCGGAAGACCTGGGTGGATCGAATGCCGCGATGATCGGCAAGCAATACGACTGGCAGCAGGCGAAGGATATGGCCAAGGGCTTCGGCAGCGCCTTCAGCAACGAGCTTGTCTCTGGCAGCCACGACATCGGCAAGAGCTTCCTGAAGGGCTTCGAATCCGCTGTGACAAGCCAGGCATCTAAGCTCTGGGAGAAGTTCTTCGACGGTATCGGCAACATGTTCGCCGACATGCTCACGGGAACGAAGGGCAGCGGGGCGGGTTCCAGTAGCGTTGGGCTGGTTGGCGGCGTTGCTTCTGCCGTTATGGGGCGGGGCGCTTCAAACAACAACCAGGTCACATCATCCGGATCTGCCGTCGATCTAGCCTCTGGGCTTCTTGGCAAAAACGAAACGTCGGGCCGTGTCGACATCAATTCCTTCCTCAAAAAGGGGGGCGTAGACATTGATGCGGCACGCACAGCTTGGTGCGCTGGCTTCGTTAACTCTTCGTTGGAGCAGGTTGGGGTTGATGGCTCCGGCTCATTAGTTGCAAACTCATTCCAAAAATGGGGCAAGGCTGTCGACCCAAGCAGTGTTTTGCGTGGCGACGTGCTTCTTCAATCTCGTGGCCTTGGCGCGAATCAGAAAGGCGGCCATGTCGGTCTAGCTACCGGATCGTCTCGTATATTCGACGGCCAGCGGCAGCTTGAAATGCTCTCCGGCAACCAAGGTGATGCAGTCAGCAATGCATGGGTGAACGCTTCTGAGCTTCAGGTCCGTAGGGCAACAGAAGCTGCAGATGCTCTTGGTGGGCTGGCTTCATCTTCGGGGGCGGCTACCCAAGGTCTTGGAAAACTCGGGCAGTCATTGTCGACCAGCTTTTTCCCAGCAGCCCCCTCTGCCCCGGCGCAGTCCGGCGGCGGCGGACTATTCGGTTGGCTCAGTGGGCTCTTTGGAGGCTTCAAGCCGATCGGCGCGCAAGCAACGCTGGCGGCATCCGGTGGCATCTCGGGCCTGTTCGCAGATGGCACGAACTATGCCCCTGGCGGCATGGCGATCGTCGGCGAGCGCGGTCCTGAACTGGTGAACCTTCCGCAAGGATCGCAGGTCTTCAACACCAATCGCAGCGCTCAGATGATGGGCGGCGCCGGCAACGACAATGCGGCGGCGTCTGCGCCTCGGAAGCTCGAAGTCCATGTCCACGGCGGGAGCGGGGACGAGCATGTCCGCGAGCTCGCCAGGCAGGGCGCACAGGAAGCGCTCTATCAGGACAAGATCGACCAGACGCGCGGCGGCTTCGGCAATACGCAGAAGAAATTCAATACTCGGAAGGGCTGACGATGGCCGTCTATATCAATCAGCCCATGTTCCCGGTGGATTTCCTGCGGCCCAAGCAGGCGCGCTTCGATAACCCGGGCAGTGGCTTTGACGGCGGCGTCAATGGCGTCGGTGAGCCGATCAGCGTGGAAACGTCTGGTGGCGGCATCATCACGGCGACCTATTCGGAGATGGTGCTGGAAGGGCCAGACGAGCGCTTCGAGGTGCTGAACTGGCTCGGCGCCCGTCTCAATGGCGGGTTCCGCTTTATCAACGTGCCTGTGGTCAACGACAAGATCGGGCCTTTCCCGGTCATCAGAGGTACGCGCCGGCCGATCATCAGCGGCATCCCGCATTCGGATGGCGCTCTGTTCTCCGATGGCTCCGGGTATTCCCAGACGACCGTCTACGGCGAGGTGACGGAGGATGCAGCCCTCAATGCCGGCATTCTCTCGTTGCGCGTTTACGGAGCGGCTCGGGGCGTCTTCAGGTGGTCCGATTGGTTCTCCATCCATCATCCTACCAAGGGATGGCGGGTGTACCGGTCATGGGAACTGATTGACCAGACCGATGAAGAGAACCCGGTCTATCGGCTCGCTCTCGCTCCACCACTTCGCGAAGCGGTCACCGTCGGCACCCGGGTTGAGATCGCACGGCCGCGCTGTGTGATGAAACTTCCCAAGGGCGTGACGATCCCTTGGGAATATGCGGGGTGGTATTCAGCGCGTCCTACTGTCCAATTCACGGAAGCGTTCTGATGGCCTACTCGGTCGAATACGTTCCGGCTGCGGTCGTCGAGGAGATGCGCGGCAGCCATCAGCTCGGCGTGTTCCTTCGCATCGACACGGATCCGGCGCTGCACATGTGGTTCGGCGTCAACGATGTGCCGATCGGCTTCGACGGCATCGATCCGGATGGAACGGTCTATCTCGGCGGCGGCCGCCTCATCGGCGTGCCCTCGCTCGAGGTGCTGGTCAACGGCACATCCGACGCGGTTGACTTCTCGGTTTCCGGCATTGACCCGGTCACCGGGGGCAAGATGCTCGACAGCATTCCGCCCGTGCGTGGAAAGTTGGTGCAGGTCGGATTGACGACGCTGGACCGATATTACCAGCCGATGAGCAGCATTATCCCGATCTGGACCGGTGTCGCCTCGCATCCGAAGGAGGCACGGGCGCCGATCAGGGAAGGAGAGACGGCAACTTTATCGCTCAGCCTGGCAGTGGTTGCCGGCGAAAATACCAGATCGCGCCCAGCAAAGGTTCTCTGGTCAGATGCCATGCAGCGCTCGCTGTACCCGACCGACGCCTTCTGCGACGGCACACCACGGCTTGCCCGCGGCATCCAGCCGAAGTGGCCGGTATTTAGCTGAGGTTTCATGGACATCCACGAATTTCTTGACCTCCCGCATCGATTTCGATGGGGCGGAGTGGGCGGCGACGATTGCATGACCTTCCCGGCCTCTTGGGCATTGAGGTGCATCGGGATTGATCCGGCCGCCGATCTTCGCGGAACCTACCGGACAAAGGACGAGGCCCACGCCATCATTGCGAGCCATGGAAGCGAATTGGCATTCATGGACGTGCATCTCGTCCCGATGGGCGCAAAGCGCATCCAGCAGCCGCAGACAGGCGACATTGGGCTGATCAAGGCAATGACCGGCGAGACGGTGGCCGACCAGATGGAAACCCTGATTGGCGCGATCTGCTTCGGTCCCCTCTGGGCCTGCATTCATCCTGTCGGTGTGCGAGCAAAGCCAGCTGAATTCGTTGCTGCATGGAGATTGCCTTGCTGAGAGATGAGCGGTTCTATCAGCAGCGGTTCAGTGATCCGTTGCAGCGTCTCATCTGGGGAGAGATGCTTCGCAAGACGTCGACGCTTTATCCGATCGCCCGTCGCGACCCGATATTCACGCCACTCTTCACGGCGATTTTCGGGGCTTCATTTGCGGCTACGGCGGGAGGAGCCCTTGTAATCGGCGGCCTGTCGGCAATTGCCACCACCGCGATCTCGATCGGCATACAGGCACTCTTTGCTCCAAAGCCGCCAAAGCCGGAAGACGGGAAAATTCCTAAGGTTCAGTCCATTCCCTACAGGCAGTGGGGTGTGGGGCGCGTCCGTGTCGCGGGCGCCTACATGCTTTGGGAGGCGGTCGGCAAGAATCTGTATGCCGTGCAGGCCATCGCGGGACACCCTATCAAGCGCATCAACAGATGGTGGCTCCATGACGATGAGATCGCGTTGGAGGCAGACGGCACGATCGAGGACGGAACGAATTACCGCACGAACGTTCGTCTTTTCTATCGGTATGGCGTGACGCCGGAGACACCGTATTGGGACATAGCCGCAGCTCTCGCGGGCCAAGGCGTGTGGACGACCAGTCACCGTGGAGATGGACAGGCCTCGATCGGGATGATCGCGACCAGCGACAAGGCAGAGCGGCAGAATAAGACATTTCCTTATGGGCCCCCGCAAGTCTCAGTCGAAGCCGATCTCGCTCTTTGCTGGGACTTCCGAGACCCCCTTCAGGATCCGGAAAACCCGAACACCTGGGAGTGGACGCGCAACGCTGCGGTAATCATGGCGTGGCACCAGTGCTTCAACGAGTTCGGCCATCGCCGGGACTATAAGCGCGCAATTCTGCCGGTGCTCGACATGTGGCAGGAGGAGGCTGACGTCTGCGACGAGCTGGTACCGCTGGCGGCGGGCGGCTTTGAGCGGCGCTATGAGTGCAACGGCTTCGACACGACGGAGAACGACCCGAAGGCGGCGACGAACGCAATCCTCTCCTCTTGCGACGGCTGGATATGCGAGCGCGGCGACGGGGCTCTCCTGTTCATCGTCGGCAAGTTCAGGGCAAAATACCTCACCACACTGACGGACGCCGATATCGTCGGCCATCAGATCGAATATGACGTGCTCTTCGAGGACGAATGCAATCGCCTCATTCCGAAATTCTGCTACCCGGAGATCGGCTATGCCACGTCCGATACCGATTATTTCGAGGATGTTGGCGCTCAGCTGACTGCCGGTCGCGTCCTGGCGCAGGAGGCGAACTATCAGTGGGTGCAGCAGTGGCGGCAGGCTCGTCGGCTTGGCAAGAGAGATTGGCTGCGCCTTCAGCAGAAGGTTACAGGACAGCTCAACGTCCGGCTGTCTGGCATAAACTCGGTCTATAGCCGGTGGGTCCGCATCGCAGCGCCGAACATGCTGCCGAGGCTTGACGGCAAGATCGTCGAGAACCGCAAGTCGGTGCTCTCGCTTCTGCAAGGCGGCTTCGTGATGGATATCATGCAGCACCCGGAGAACATCGATATCTGGAATCCCGCGATCGACGAAGGACGGCAACCATCAACGCCGCCACGGACCAGCCCGGAGGGCGCTGCGACTCCTGTCATCAATCTCGTCCAGGCGCGGCCGAACGGCGATAGCGTCTACATCCGGGTCGTCATCATTGACCCGGAAGACGACAGCCTCATACCGGTTATCCGCTATAGATTGGCGGATGCGGGCTCTGGCCTTCCCGGGGCGTGGATCGAGCAACGCTTCCCGAACCCTGTGCCGGCCGGCGGCTTCATCGACATGAGCACGACCGTCGTGCCGTCGAACAAGCTTCTGGATGTCCAAGTCGCCTTCATCGCCTCCGATGGCGACTATGGCCCGTGGTCGATCACTGCAAACGTCACGTCGACGGTGGACCCGACGGCGCCGGCATCGCCGATCAACATGACGACCAACAACGCATCTGGAACCGTCACAGTGGCCGCGACGGCGGCGAACGACAACACCCGATACCTGGTCTTCAAGCGCGGCACGACGGGGCAGAGCTTCGCCGCCGCAACGCTGATCGGCCAATACAACGTCACTGCCAACCAGACGATCAGCTTTCCGAACACACCCGGCACTGGCACTTGGAAATACTGGTGCGGCTCTGAAAACGCATCCGGCATTCCATCGCCTTCGCAGGCATCATCCACCATCACAATCTAAATCGGAGTCGACATGGTCGAGACCGCAAATAACATTTGGGCTGACGGTCCGAGTGCAGACCCCTATGAGCCAGACAAGCGACAAATCCGCGAGTGGGGAACATGGGTAGAAGGTTCCATCACGGCCTTTCTTGCCAGTGGCGGCAAGGTCTATGCCACGCGAGCGGCTCTTTACGGAGACCTTTCGCAGACGGCTAACACGATGGCGTGGGTCCTTAGCGACCCGACAGCTGCCTACAACGGCATCTACCGGAAGAACGGGGCGGCCAACTCAGGTTCCTGGACGCGACTTGGCGACCTCCCTTATTCCTTCATCGTGGCGACTGATGTCGGGGCCGGTACGCCGAACGCTATTCAGGCGACGACGAGCATCCCGGTCAGCCAATCTGCCTTGATCATCCTTGGCGTCTTCGAGGCGAATGACGGATCTCCGGTCACCGTCTCGTTCAACGGCGGATCGCCGCTCACCGTCAAGACAAATTCCGGCAATAATGTCGTAGTGGGCGGCCTGATCGCCGGGATGCAGTTGCTCGGGGTCGTTTCCGGCGCGACCTTCCGCCTCGTCAGCGATCAAGTGTCATCGGCCATTATCGCCACAGCAGAAGACGCGGCAACTCGAGCCGAGACGGCTGCCGATGAGGCGGCAGACTGGGCAAACCTTGCCAAAAACAATTATGTCCAGAACAGTTTCACCGGCGACGGCACGATTACGGACTTCCAGCTTTCTGTCGATCCTGGAAGCGCCAACAACATGTTCGTCAACGTTGGAGGCGTCTCGCAGCCAATTTCGGCTTACACGCTGGAGCATTCTGGCGGGAATGCTTACCTACGGATTCCATCTCCGCCGGTTCCAGCGGGCATAGAGATCGACGTCCGTTTCGGCAATAAGATCACAGTAGGAGCTCCAAGCGATGGCTCGATCACCACGGCCAAGCTGGGGGGCGATGCAGTCACGGCCGCCAAGATGTCGGCGGCGGATGCGGCGAACATTCGCACGAAAATCGCGGCGGCGGGCTCTGGAGACGCATTGACCAATGCTCAGATGCCAACGGGAGCGGTCGTTCAGTCTGTCCTTGTCTCAAGCATCGCAAATACGGCGTTGTCCGCCACAATCCCCCGCGACAATACTGCCCCGCAGATCAGCGAAGGAACGCAGATCCTCATTGGCTCTATCACGCCACGGTCGACGAGCAACAAGATCCGCGTCCGTTTCTCTGGATGGTTCGAGGCATCTGCGGTCCTCCATGTAATCGCGGCAATATGCGTGTCGTCCCAGACGGATGCTATCGGGGCGACGATGGTAACTTCTGCCGCCACCGCTGGTTACGGCACGCCCATGGCCTTCGAGGCCGAATTCACTCCCGGATCTACTTCATCGCTTGACGTCTCCGTTCGGGCGGGTCCGGCGGACTCGACACCGGGGAACGTGCGATTTTCATCGGCAAGCGGCGCTCACTTCCTTGGAGCGGCTGGCAAGATAACAATGGTCATCGAGGAGGTTAAAGCCTAATGGTTCAGAAAATCCCATCGACCATGACGCAGAGTGGCCTGCCGCCTCAGTTCCTGGTGGGCTTTGAAACATATCGAGATCCGACGACCCCAACCAAGCGCATCGTTGTCTCTCCGGGTTCATGCAGATCGCAGCTCAATGACGCCGATCTCATCCTGACCAGTGGCATCATGAAGCGCCTAGACCAAACGTGGGCAGCAGGTTCTGGCAATGGCGGCCTTGATCAAGGAACGCTTACCGCGAGTGTCTGGTACCATTGCTTTGTAATCATGAACCCGACTACAGGCGTCGTGGATGTTCTATTTTCGGGCTCGATCACAAACCCGTTGCTTCCGACCGGGTTCACCATATATCGCCGCGTCTGGTCTGTCCGGACCGATGCTTCATCGAACATCATGCCATATACGCAGACGGGCGACTGGTGCGCGTGGGGGTCTCTGTCGACCGAATACACCGGCAATTTGGGGGCATCGTCTACTGTAGTGGCGATGCGAGTGCCGATCGGAATGAAAATCGAAACGCAATTCTTGATCCTCACGTCTGGCGCAGGTGCCGGTGAGATCGGACTTATGGACCCGGATTCCGGCGACCCCAACTCAGGCCGGTTCTATACCGTGATGAACAAGCAAGCCTCCATCTCTGCTGCGTATCGCGGTCTCGTATTCACCGATGTGAACGGCAGAACTGTCGGCTGGGCCGATGCCAATATCACCGCTTCGATCCAGACCATCGGCTATCGTGACCCGAGGGGCAAACTATGAAAGAGATCCGTATTGCGACCTGTGGAACATCCCTCACTTTTCAGGGGGACTACTTTAACCTGTGGCAGCGTCAGGTCGAGCGCGGCCTTCACGAAGGAAAAGAGACATCGGCGCGGATTTATAATTTCGGGGAAAACGGCCAGGACAGCGCTGGTGGCTTGTTCTATTTATACAGAGCCTTGCAAACCCGCCCCGAAATCGTCGTTCTCGAATACAACATGAATGACGCATATATCGTGCGGAATATCTCGGTTGCCCAAGCTCAGTCCAATCATATGAGCATGATTTCGCAGCTCCGGGCGAACGACGCCAATGTCAAGATATGCCTGATGATCATGAACCCACCAGTCACCGGGGGATCAATACCCCTTTCAGACCGAGTGAACTGGGCTGCCTACGCGCAAATGTACCGTGATATGGTGACCGCCGACCCTGCGTTGACGCTTATCGATCTGGCTCCTGGTTGGGCAGGGGTTACAGTGTCTGAAATCCCAGACGGGGTTCATCCGACCAAGGCGGCCGTGTCAACGCGGTCCGTGCCAACGATGATTTCATCTCTGCGACCTCTGATAAGCTAGCGCATCAGGCACAGCCTATTGTAAGTGATGATTATGCTGCGCACGATATCCCTTGCCGTCATCTGCTTTTTAGCCATTTGCGGCGCTGCCCTCTGTTCACCTTTGACAGGTCGAGAGAACCTCGCCGCGTTCTATTCTGCGTTGGTGAATGCGCGGGAACATGGGACGACTGTCGATATCCATATAGTCGGGGATAGCAAGGTTGCTGGCGTCGGCGTAACCGATGGCTACAGGTTCGATCAGCTGATCGCCGCCGGCGCTAAAGGCTATCCACTGGATGTCACATTTGACGGTTTCGGCGGCCAGAACTCATGGCTTTGGGCGAACGGCAAGGTTGAAGACTTTATCGATAGGCACAGCGGCGCCAGTCTTCTGATCATCGATTTCGGCACCAACGAAAACTTCAAGGTCGCCGAAGGTGGCGTGCAAAGTCTCGAACAGGTGAGGGCAAACCATCTGGCCGCCATCGCCAAGATCCGGGCACATCGATCGCCATCGCAGCTTTCAATATTGATCCTTGGGCAAACGTCCGCGAATAATTGGAACCCGAATTACAAGCAGACGCTCGCGAGCATGACGGCCATCAACGGCGTGTTGCGAGAGGTTGCCCAAGAGACGAACTCAGCGTTCTTCGACCCGCTTGAGCTATTCCAGCGCGCGCACTCCGAGGCCGGTTGGATGGATCAGCTGCCGACGCCATTATATGGCGACGGCAACGTACACCCCGGCAACGCAATGAATTTAGCAATGGTCGGCATTCTCGCCGACGATCTCTTCCCGCTTCCGTACCGGTTTGGGGAAGGTCATCCTCAATTGATGAGCAGATGGGTTCCGGTTGACCCTGCCATGCCGCCGCGGGTAGCGATCAGAGACGATCTTGTCATCCTCGACGGCATGATCACCGGCGGCAAGAACAATCTCGACGATAAGCTCATCGCCCTTCCGATCGGCTATCGCCCTCCTGCCGATCGCTATGTGCTTGCCCCGACTTCGACGAGGGGAACGTTCGTCCAATTGCGGATAGGTGCGGATGGGTTCGTTCGCATCGCAAGCAAGTACCGAGGGAGCTACGTCTCGCTCGACGGAATATCCTTCCGCGTCAACTAGCGCATAGCGCAACCCTAACACAACTTGGAGACTACCCATGAATCGAGCGCATTTCTATGCGGGCGTTCGCTCGTCGTTGTTCGGCGGCTCGCTTGCCCAATCTCAGGTCGAAGGCATGGAAGCCGTGCTCGACGAGGCAAGCAAGTCGTTCATCGATCCGCGGTGCCTTGCCTATATGCTCGCCACCGCTTTCCATGAGACCGGCCGGACGATGCAGGCAATCCACGAGCGGGGCGGGGCGGATTATTTCTTCCGCATGTACGATCCGAAGGGCCAGCGCCCAGCAGTGGCCGCCCGACTCGGCAATACTCAGAGCGGCGACGGCGTCAAGTATGCCGGCCGCGGCTTGGTGCAATTGACGGGCCGGCGGAACTACACCCTATTCGCCAAGCTCACTGGTGTGGACTTGGTCAATGATCCCGATCGGGCGATGCAAGACGACATCGCCGTGCGCATCATGTTCGTTGGCATGGATCGCGGTCTCTTCACTGGCAAGAAGCTCGCCGACTATTTCACGTCGAAAAGCTCGGATTGGGTGAACGCCCGGCGGATCATCAACGGCACCGACCGGGCCGACGTCATCGCCGGCTATGCCAAGGACTTCTATAACGCCCTGCAGGATGCCGCCTGATGCGCCGACCGCTTGAGGCGAAGAAGAGCGGAGAGCCTGGCTGGTCATGGCGTCGAGCCGTGATCTTCCCGCTGATCGTCTTTGCCTGCTGGCGGCTGATGGTCATGGAGAACGCTCCGGACACGGTGGTCAATCAGACGATCGCCTGGGGCTGGATCGTGCTGATCATCTCGCTGGCCTTCTTCTATACCGGTTTCGCCACCGCCCAGGACATCGCCGCGATCCTCGCCACGCGAACGGGCCTACCATACGCAACGCCGCCGGTTGCCGTCGATGGGGAGCCGGTCGGCTATCAGCCAGAGCCATACGAACCGCCGCCCCGGCCTTTCGATCCTCGCGACAACGGGAACCGCTAATGTTCGCCTTCTTCGCAAATCCCATTGGCAAGGTCGTCGGCGCCGTCGGCCTATGTGTGCTCGCTTTCATCGGCTTCCGCATATGGCTTGCCGCCCACGATGCGAATGTGCGCTCCGGATATGTGCTGCTGGCCGAGAAAACTGCAGCCGAAGCCAAGGCCGCCGAGATGGAGCGCCAGCGCAACGCCGCCGCGCAGGCGACCGAAGAGCACCGCAAGCGCCTTGCCGCGGCTGAGGCTTCCGAGCAGGCCGCCAAAGACACCCTCGAAAATGAGATCAGATCCTATGAGCTTCAACTCTCCGAGAAGAACCGCGCTTGCGCTGTCACTGCTGCTGATCGTGACTGGCTGCTCCGCCACTGAGCGCCTCAACCGTGCGGCTACCGCGAAAGGACAGGCGCAGGCGGGTGTGCTGCTTCCGGCGCTTCCGGATGATCTGCGCAAACATGAGCCACATGCTCCGATCGTGGAGGGGCAGCCGGTGATTTCCATCCTGGCACGAGAAAGACAGGCGCTCGATCGGGCGAACGGGCGCCTGCAACGAACAGTCGAATTCTACGACGACATCAAGACGCGCCTCGGCGCACGATAGCAATGGATGGCAGAGGGCAGGGCGCGCAAAACGATGGCGGATGACATGAACAACGGCAATGGCAACGGCACCAGCGTATTCGACCCTATGGCCTCGTGGGCTCGGCTTTCCGAGCGCGTGGAGAACCAAGGCAAAGACATTGTGGATCTCCGGTCGAATATGAACACCGGGTTCCAGGGCGTCAATGCGAACCTTTCTGCCCTGTCGAACGAACTCCGCAGTTCAAGCAAAACCCAGTGGCCAGCCATCTGGGCTGCGCTCAGCGTAGGCGTCGGTATTCTCACCGGCCTTGGCTTCATGGCCTTGCAGCCGATCAAGGACAACGTCTCGCAGATCCGAGAAGACGCAAAAGCGCAATCTATCTCTACGGGCTTATCGATCGCCTCTGTCGTCGACAAGATGGTCACGCAAAAGGAGATGGAATGGCGCACAGCTCGAGGCGCCGAAGATCGGAAGCGCCAGGATGATGCCGTTATCGATCTCCGCACAAATACTGTCAGCCGAAACGAGTGGTCGGAGCGCAATCACGCTCGCGATGGAGAGATCACCGAACTCAGCCGGCGCATCGATGAGCTGCGGCAGCAGGTCGGCGGCATTTATGGGGCGACGGACGTGATCAAGGATCTTCAGAACGAAGTAAAGATGCTGCGCCAGCGACAGTTTGAAGAGGCGATCGCTCAAGGGAGAAAGGCTCCGGAGTGAGGCTTACCAGGTGGCTGCGTTCCATGCAGTTGCCGCTCGCCACGTCTCATGCTCGCGCTGGCGGATCGGGTCGCGGAAAAACGGCGGCGTTTCGATTGATATCGTCTTGCTGCAGCTAGCGCAGGAGATGGTCGAGATAGGCCCGTAAACGGCGATCGGCTTGCGTCCGCAACATGGGCGTGGATCCGGTGTCGTATCGTCGATCATCACTCTGGTGTGCCGCATTGCTTCCTATCGACCACGGTTTGGCCGACCATGCAATTCCAGCAGTTTCTCATAGTGCTCCTCGACCCTCCGGCATGCCTCCCGGGAGTTAGCCTCCCATCCGCTGTGAGGCACGATGTGTTTCCGCACCCAGGGGAGGTGGGTAATATTCCACTTCCACATACCTATCTTGGTGTGGCTCGTTTGGTCTAGCTGGATGCGGCCGAACGACTGTTCGCCGTCGAAACCGCTGAAGTCCTGGTGTCCTTCACCTGGCCAGGTCTCGCGCCATTTGTAGATCGGCTGGTATACATCTTCCAT